TGAAACCGGACTGCCGGTGGAAATCACCGACCTGTTCACCGAAACCGATGCCAAGGCTCCGGCGTACCATCTCGCCCACCGGATCCTGTCCGCCGGCGTGGTTCGCCCCGAATGGGCGAATGTTCAGGTGGTCACGATGCGAACCGGAACCATCACCACCGGAAAGGGTGGAACCATCACCGGCGAAACCACCACCACCGGAAAGGTCGGCACCGTTCGGGTGTTCATCACGCCGGTGTCCTGACCGAACCGAACCACCGAAAGGGAACCCCGACCCGAAAGGGTCGGGGTTCTCCCTTTCCCGACCCACTTTCGGGTCTGGCGTACTGACCCACTTTCGGGTCGAGCGTACTGACCCACTTTCGGGCAGGGATCCCTGGAACCAAACGGCTGCCAGATCGAGGTCGGCTGGAGTACTGATCTAACGTTAGACCCGATTGAGTAAACAATCCCTTCCCATCGGCTGAGTCCGATCAGATAAGAAAACTCTAACGTTAGACCGCAAAATCCTAAAGGCGGGTGTACAGCGGGGTCGCTACGCTGGGGAGCCGTACACCCGCTGGGCAGATTGTTGCGATTGCAACTAGTTGAGTGAATGTTGCAATTGCAACGAACACGTTTCTGGGCGGCGCATCGACCCAATCCCAGAAACGGAGAAGCCCCGCCGTTTCCGGCGGGGCTTCCGTTGTTGCGGTGCGGTGCGGGTCAGGCCACGGGTGCGATGACCACGTGTGTCGCACGTGTCGTCGTCGTTTCGCCGGTAATCTCCGTGCGGGTCGCCGTAACGTTCCGCATTCCGACAACGGCGACATTGTGCCAGTAGGGACGAATTGCGCCGTGTGAGAGCGCACGGTGCGCCGTGTGGTACACCTTGTCCGAACCGTCCACGGGGAACAGGTCAGAAACGTCCACGCTCTTGCCGGTGCGGATGACCGTCAGCACCACGGCGAGAAGAGCGGTGACCCGCGCCCAATTCGCACGGTTGGAACCGTTGCCATTGTCGCGGTACTCCGTGACCAATTTCTGCGCCTGTTGCGCGTCGGACGGCGACACTTTCGCCGTGGTGAATGTTGCCTGCTTTGTGTCCATCGGACACCTCCTTGTGTGCCGGTGCGATGACCGGATGAGAAGAGCGTAGCAGAAACAAACGGAGAAACACAACGCTAGGGCAACAATTAGAGAATGTTCACCTAAAGTTTACTTACACAATGCAAATAATAATCATTCACTAATTTGCATAATAATGCAGTCGAGAAGATGACGGTTCTATCGTTAGAGCCGGCGACCACACCCCTGGTTTCTAACGTTAGAAATCTGACTTTATGAGAGGCTTGCATCTGGCCGGCTGGTGCGCTATTACGCTCGTTCCTCACTTAGCGCACCAGCGGCTCTAACGTTATATACATTATAACTTTATTACACATTTCTAACGATACAAATATTTCTTCTAACGTTGGGAAAAATCTAGTCTAGGGTCGTTGACTTTCCCTGACGAGTTACTAAGATGAAGACATGGCAAAACAAATACACACACTCACCATTCAGTTCCCGACCCGCCAAGCATTAGCAGACTTTGTGCGAGACCATTTCGAGGCTGGTCTAGCAGTCTACGAGGCTGACGCTCTTGACCCCGAATATGTTGGCAATCCTGGTTCCAACTCATACGTCCTGCGTCGTGCCGGTCACAAGCCTGAAGAAATGCGGGTCGCCTAACGACCCTCGTTCATGGTCATGCCGATCCGAAAGAGGGTCGTCATGACCACAACCAAACGTTAGAACCCGCCCCAAAAGGCGGGTCTCTTTCGGATAACAATTCTAACGTTAGGAATACAGTTCTAACGTTAGGGCGGGCGTGCGGTGGGGTCGCTACGCTGGGGAACAAGCACGCCCGCTGGCACGATAGTTGCAAACGCAACAAGTTGAGTGAATGTTGTAAATGCAACGAACGCAATAGTTCTAACGATAGGAACCGGACTTTATTCGACCGTCGCGGCACTTCGGTACAAACGAAAGACCCCGCCCTCTCGGGCGGGGTCTCGTTGCCGTCGCTCTCGTTTGTCAGTTTGGCGTGATGAAGACTCGCCCGTGCCCCTTGCTCGTTGCCGTCTTGCCCGTGATGCTCGTTGCCGTTTCGCCTTCCACGCTCACGAACATAGTCACGCTGAAAGTCTTCCCGAGCATCTTCTCAAACGTGCGAGTCCGAGACCACGCAACGTGGTACTCGTTGCTCTTGCCAATGAGAGGTCGAACCTCGTTGGTGACTTCCACGCTGTCGCCCGTGATGAGAGCGACGAGGACAGCAAGGCGAATCGCATCGCCAGCCTTGCGAGTGTCCGAGTCGGGACTTCCCGAGCGATTGCCCAACGGGGGGAGACTTGCGAGGTGAGCGACAGCCTTCGCCATTGTCGCTTTGTTCACCTTCGCCTTTCGTAGTGTCGTAGTTTCCATTGCCTTGCCTTTCGTGAATCGGCGTTATTGCCGTACCTAGGAAACTAATCGGTATTCGCAAGCGAGTCAAGGGGAAATGTTTATTCATAGTCACGCATAACGATACAAGAAACCGGCGAGTCGAATCTCTATCGTTAGAGCCGGCAAGTCGAGCCTACTTTCTAACGTTAGAGAAATGACTTTATGAAAGCCCTAACGTTAGAGCGCTGGTGCGCTATTTGCTCGTTCCTCACGTAGCGCACCAGCCGCTCTAACGTTAGAGAACAGCAGAAGTTTAGCGTATTTCTAACGATAGGAACTCGACTTTATGAAGGCTCTAACGTTTCAAAAAAACTTTGTAACGATACAAAACAATGCTTGACCACCTTGTAGGTATCGCATAGGATTATCTCATCGGGAACGGAGTACCGATACGAAAGGAAGTTATGGCAGTTTCACGGGCAGTCAAGGACTTGTTCCTGACCGACGAACTCGGTTGGCAAGAAGCAGAACAAATCGAGGCTATCGTTAGCACGGTGTCTCCCGAATGGCAGAACGCTCTGCGGTTCTGTATCGTTATCGGTCGCAAGGGCGACAGCGACGCTTTCCGCGACCTCGCCAAGCGTATCCTGCGGAACGAGCAAACGTTAGGGGGTGAGTGAGATGCCCAAGCGTTCACGCTGGTACTACGAAATCCGTTGGCTGGTTCGTGTAACGTTCTGGACAGCCGTATGCCTGATAGCGACGGCGACCCTCGTATCGTTAGCGGTGTTCCTGACGGACTTCGTGAACTACGTCTGGCACGGTACAGGTCGATAGCGTATCGTTAGACAAGTCGAAACCGGCCCTATCGTTAGGGTCGGTTTTCGCTTCCGCCATGCCCTAACGTTAGAAGCGCCGGTGTTCTAACGTTGATGCTCAACGTTAGAACACCGGCTTGTCTAACGATAGAAAAGTTATTGTATTTAGTAGATTTCTAACGATAGCAATCAGACTTTATCAGAGCTCTAACGTTTCAAAATATTTCTAAAGATTTCCTACAATAGTGTGGAATAGCCTTACTGGTCGCCTAGAGTTACTGACATGAACACATACACAGAACACAACAGCCCCGAAGAAGCCATCGCCTACTGCGCCGAGCACAATGACGAACTCTTCCCCGAAGCCAAAGAACTCACCATCACCGGCACACTCTCCTGCCCGATGTGCCGTTCCAAAGCGTGGATCATCATGCCTGCCGAGTGGGTCGATGCGTTCCTGTCCGGTGCGTTCGCACAGGATGCGTTTCCGAACATGACATCCTCACAGCGAGAGCGGTTCATCACAGGGATCTGCCCATCCTGCTGGGGCAAGATGTTCGCACGCTGAACCAACGTTAGAAGCCCGCCCTACGGGGCGGGCTTCTTTCGGCTAGCGACACTAACGTTAGAGCGCCGGTGTTCCAACGTTAGCTCGCTAACGTTGGAACACCGGCTGTGCTAACGTTACAGCCGAACTGGTATTTAGTACGGTTCTAACGATACAGGCTCGACTTTACCTGAGCTCTAACGTTTCAAAATATTTCCTAAATAGTTGTGAAATGGTCTTTCGGGCTGTTACCATCTTGTCTATGAGCATTCATCACATCACAGACCAAGACATTGTTGATCACCTCGTCTATTCAGGTGCGAGCCAGTACAGTTGGTATCGTATCTTGGAATGGGACGGCAAGGACGTTCACGTTGAGATGTACACAGGTGAGGGCGGCATCGTTACAAAGTCTTTCCTCATCTCTCAGTTGCGAGATGTTATCGTTAGCATCCTCAACGATGTGGAACCCTACAGCCCCCGGATTGCGCGAGCAGTCGTAGAAGATGACTTTGACTCGGACGACGCGGATGTGGTTCTCCAGATCGCAACGTTAGGGGAGGTGGTCTTCGGCTGACGAACCCCCAGTCGGTCGAACGTTAGAACCCGCCCTTCGGGGCGGGTTTCTTTCGACCCGGTACTCTAACGTTAGAGCGCCGGTGTTCTAACGTTGACGCTCAACGTTAGAACACCGGCTGTTCTAACGTTAGAACTTTTACTGACTTTAGCACATTTCTAACGATAGATAAGTGACTTTATGTCGGCTCTAACGTTTCAAAATAATTTGTAAACATTAGTCTGGAATTGGTAGAACTTGCTAGAATCTCTCTATGAACAAAACCACCTGTATCTACTGCGGAGTACCGAGAGTCCACCCTGAACGAATCTATCGTTACTGCAACAGCGAAGAGTGCGTGAAGAGGGGACAGTCCTACGAATCACCTATCTATGACAGCACCACGGTGACTGACAGCACGGCAGAACTGACCGATACCATCGCCACGCTGGAATCAGAACTAGCAATCGCTAGCGATAGAATCGCAACCCTCACGGGGCGGGTCGCTGAATTTCAGGCACAAATTGACAAGGGGTTCGCTGATGCCCACAAGGTGTACGACAACGCTATCAGCGTCGGTCGGTTTGATTGTCTCCGTTCTATGGTTAGGCAGCATAACGAATTCGTGATGTCTAGTGGGCTATCGACCCACCCTGATGAATACGTTAGAGACATCTACGGGCAGATGTTGTCACTACTGGAAAGAGACATGAAGAAGGTAGGAATCAGAACATACGGAACGTTAGGCGAGTGGGTCGTTCTCTCTCCTGACACCGAATACAACCATGCCCGATACTTGGCAGAGGACAAGGGGACACGCATCTACGAAGGTGAAGTGGTGCGGGTCGGTTACGAAACCGAAACCGGAATGGTCATAGAACCAGCCCTCGTTATCAAATACTGAATCCAACGTTAGAGGCCGGCTCCGAAGCCGGCTCTCTTTCGCTGGCATCCCCTAACGTTAGAAGCGCCGGTGTTCTAACGTTGAGCATCAACGTTAGAACACCGGCTGTGCTAACGTTAGAGAATCGCATAGATTGAGTGAACTTCTAACGATAGAGGCTCGACTTTATCCAAGCTCTAACGTTTCAAAATAATCTAGAAATAGTAGTGAAATGGTTAGTGGAGTCGCTAAGATGTCGCTATGACCTACAACCTCAGATTCACCTATCGACCCCTTTCCGATTCGTTGATGATTTACGTTGATAACGATAGATTCACGAACGCTGATACCGTGATTCAAGCCCAGTTGGGCGATGACCTAACATTGGAGATTGCCAACATTGACGGATTCCCGCTGTTCTCCGGTGTTCAGATTATGAACGCATCGTTCATTCCGGTGTGGACGGAACCCCTTGACAAGTTCCTAACAATACAACTGCTGGACGCATTCGTTGATACCCTCTCCCGTCTTTCGTGGAAAGCCAACGAAACGGAACCGGAGAACATCTTTGAGCGAATCATTGGGGAACGCTGGACGATGCTGGCAGAACGGAAAGACCTTGCTATCACGATGCCCGACTGAATCGACCCACTCGGCACAAACGTTAGAGGCCGCCCTTCGGGGCGGCTCTCTTTCGCCATCATCCCCTAACGTTAGAGCGCCGGTGTTCTAACGTTGACGCTCAACGTTAGAACACCGGCTGTTCTAACGTTAGAAGATCTCTAACGTTTAGTGAGTTTCTAACGATAGGAGCTCGACTTTATGAGCTCTCTAACGTTTCAAATTTCTTTCTAACGATACAAGAAAGTCGGGAAAGAATGTCGGAAAGGGTAGGGTAGGTGCTAGTCTTTCTCTTGTCGGAAGGGCAGTCCTCCCGACAGTGTTCCACGTGGAACACTCCAAACGAAAGGTACAAGAATGTCGGACTTTGAGATTGTGGATGCGAAGAGCGTTCAGTTCGTGAAGAGGGGTCGCAAGTCGGTCGCTGATCCCAAGTTGGTGGAAGCCCTCAAGAAACTGCCTAACGGCAAGGCGATGGTCATCGCAAGCCTCAAGCAGGATCCCAAGGCGGACACTTACGCTAACGATAAGGCGCGGGTCGCTAGTCAGATCCGCACGGCTTGTAAGTCGGCAGGGCTGGACAGTTTCTCCATTCGGTGGACTGAGACCGGCGTTCCGCAGGTCGTTCGCTGAATCGACCCACTCAGGGCAAACGTTAGGGGTTGGGCTTGCCGCCCGGCCCCTTTCGTTCGCTCCGGCCTCTAACGTTAGGGCAGGTGTTCTAACGTTAGCACGCTAACGTTAGAACACCTGCCGCGCTAACGTTAGCGTGATGCTCCAATTGAGTACACATCTAACGATACAAGAAATCCGCATAATAGTTCTTATTTCACCAATTCGACCGGCTAGGATAGTCTCACCATCCAATAGAGAAAGGTCAAGTAATGGAAAGAGTTAGTGGACAACTGAGCATCCCTACTGAGAACTGGGTCATCTTCTGTAAATACATGGATGTTCTGACCGACATGATCCCAGTGATCGACGCACATGATAAGATTATTTCCGAAATCCCCTCCATTCTTCTGGGTGTTCCCCAGAAATTGGCAAACATCATCGTTCACCATTTGATCGGCTTGGACATTATGGGGAACATTGGTTACGCCAAGGAATTAGTCGAAGAAGCACTGTCCTATCATTACAAGATGCCGATGACGCTTGTGATTGACTGATAGTCGGCTGAAACGTTAGAACCCGCCCGAAAGGGCGGGTTTCTTTCGCATCGGAGTCCTAACGTTAGAAGCGCCGGTGTTCTAACGTTAGATGCTAACGTTAGAACACCGGCTGGGCTAACGTTAGAGGAGCTCTAACGTTTAGTGCGGTTCTAACGATAGACACTCGACTTTATGAGCTGTCTAACGTTTCAAAATATTTTCTAACGATACAACAAAGTCCTAGAATAGTAGGGGAACGCCTAGTGGAACTGGTAGTGTCTTACTTGTCGGGGAACAAACGAACCGACAGAGAGGTAGAAATGTCCAATCCGAAGTCCGGCGACGAGTTTGAGATTGTCTCGTCGTCATCTATCCAGTTCGTGAAGCGTGGTCGTAAGTCACTCGCAGACCCGAAACTCATCGAACAACTCAAGATGCTCAACAAGGGACAAGCGATGGTGATTCGCAAGTACCAGCAAGACCCGAAGTCGGCAACCTACGCTAACGATAAGGCTCGCGTCGCCAGCCAGATTCGGACAGCGTGTAAGACCGCCAACCTCGTCGGATTCAGCATCGTCTGGTCGCCCGAGGGAATCCCGCAGGTCAAACTCTGACCTAGCGTTAGAGAGGGAGCCGCCCCAACGTTAGGGGCGGCTTTCTTTCGACCCAGCTCTCTAACGTTAGACGCTAACGTTAGACGGACGGGCGTAACGTTAGAAACGCTCTAACGTTACGCCCGCGCTAACGTTAGAACCTTATCCATAAAATTTTGTATCCAATTCCTAACACAAATACCATCAATCGACTTTATCTAAAATCTAATCCTAATGTTATAAAAACTTTATAAGGCCTAACGTTAGAACCTTATCTAAAGGAAATGCCTCGACTTTCGCCGAGGCATTCCTTAGGACTAGGCTTTGGGTTTGTGTTCGGAATTACCGAACGATTTGGGGAATGCCCTCAGGTGACCAAAGGATTCGGAATTCCGTAACCTTTGCCTCACGGCAAGCGGTGCGGATTTGCGAGGCAATGCGAGCCTTTTCGTTTGCGAAATTCGCAGACTTTGGATCGACCGCAAGGCTTTTCACAGCCATTGCCTTGCCCACTCCGAGGGTTTTGAGTGCCTCAACGAGTGCGGGATTGACTTTGGATTTGCGTCCCCGCTTGACGAAGGAAATTTCGGTGGAATTGACCACCTCAAATTCCGGGTTGTTTGATGTTGCCATTGTGTTGCCTTTCTTTGGGATTTGATTGGAATTTGTGTGAATAGCCTTGTCCACGAATTCCATCATAGCATAGTGAAATTGTGAATAAAAATTCTGGGTATTTGTAGGTCATTGCAGATGCAATAAGTCGAGCTTTAGGTCGAGCTTTGTGCCGGCCTTGTTTGTAACGTTAGAGCTCATAGGCAAAGGCTAACGTTAGAGAAAATCTAACGTTAAGCAGGCGGGTGCTCTAACGTTAGATTTTCTAACGTTAGAGCACCCGTTCTAACGTTAGAGCTTTAAATAAAAAATTTAATGCAAATCCTAATCCTTATTCTTACAATAACTTTACGGGGAACTTTTCAATTGATCTTTTCAATCAATTATGCTCAACCGCTCATAAAGCCAGGGGAATGCTCGACCTTACCCCTGTATCTATCCCTACTGATAGGGACACCTATAACCGCCGGCTAACCCGATCATATTTCTGACCGGAATTCCTGAACAATACCGATTATTGCCGGCTACAAAGAACCAAATTTCATTGATGTAATCAACCAGAATATTTCTTCTGATAGTCTGATTTGATAATCAAGATTATTACTACATAGATTTTTTCTAATATGATCCAACCTTTATACGGAGCTCATTTTGAGTCCGATCAAACACTTTTCTATATAGGCTGCTCTAACCAAAACACTAACCGGCCGGCTAAGGAGATACCTTCCCAGTGTCAATATTACTAGAGAGAACTATAACACACCCCAGGTATATTTTTCGCTAGAAAACACACAAAAACCAAAACAAACAAACAAAAAAACCTGAGAACACCCATCAATTTAACAAAAATTGAACATTATTGAGCGTAAAACACAAGCCTGTAAAGGACGTATTGCCTTTAGATAGACGTATTGCCTTATCAAGGAAGTATTGTCTTGTAAAGGATCTATTTGATCTTAAAGGGTCTATCGGTTCTTATAGATGTTCTCAGGTTATTGATCTATGGTTCTTTAGTCTTCTATTTCTTCTATGTCTGTGAGACTATATATTTCTTTCCATTTAGCCCCGCAATTTTGACATTCAACAACCTGAGGAATCTGATCATATTCAGCATAAACAATATGGATAGCCATAATGTCCTCTGAACCACAATACAAACAGTTATACGGATGCTTAACATACCGTCTTTTCGTAAAATCATCAATCATTTCTTACCCCCAAAAGTTCCAACAGTAGCCCAAAACTTGTAGTCATTTTTTATTTCGTCCCACTCGTCCTGATCAAAAAGAGGCAAAGAATCATAATTAACCTCATAATTCACAATCCTATACCATCCCATACCCTCGATAAAAGCCTGGAAAAAGTCCTGAAGATTAGGAACATAAGTGAAAACCTTATAGGCATCAAAAAGACTCAGTTCTTCCGAAACCTTAGTGATATCCTGAATATCAACCCCGATCCCAATAAAGGCCGGATAAAAAGACGCACCCTCACCGTTATCAGTAACGCAAAGATCACACCAAATAAAATCAAAATCCCCCTCAGGGAAAGTAACAGTAATAATATCCGGCATGTAAACAGTTTTACTCATCATCATCCTCTGACTCAGGGAAGTCTTCCCAATCAACATAAATTTCATGAGGCTTACAGTCAACCAAAGAAAAACCATAATGATCTTTGATAAAGACCTCGGCATTTGTAATAATATAATCCTCAGCCGTAGCGTAGTCTACAATCTCCTCTAACTCAAGATAAGACCTATGACTGACAGTCATATAGTCAAACACAAACGTGACATTAGCTGTATATTCATATACCCATTCAGGCTCAGTCATTTCTAAATCCATTCTTAATAATTACGGCCATTGCCATAAAAACTGATAAGTACAAAACAAAACTTATAAAATTCATAGTCATTCCTCCCGATGAATAATTATACATTAATCATTATGATAATTATACAACAAGATTGGGTGTATTTCCATCATTTCTATAGACAGAAATACACCCAAAACTTGTTATTGATCTAAAGGAAGCCCATACAAAAAGCCTGGCACTCCCAGATCATAAGCACTAAGAAGTTCACAAGTAAACAACTCACCATTTGCTGATTCAATCTTAAAAATTGGGATTGCTATTGTAGGATCATCTTCGTAAATGCCTAGCATAACATCATTAATTTTTGCACCTTTGAGGTGTCGATAATAATTAGCTAAAAAACCGTGGTTCTTCCTAGCATCTTCTAACTCTTTAGGGGTTATATTGTATCTATATTCCATCAGTGTTTCACCGGCTCAACACTCGGCAAACCAAACAGAAATCCAGGCTCATTACCCTCTTCATCAGAAGATAATTCAATCTGAATAACCTCCCCATTCATTAACTTAACTTTGAAGCAAGGCCAGTAGTCTTTTCCTCCCCAATCATCATCTTCTTCGACGATTCCAAATCCGACTATTACACTACCTACCAATTGACCGTAATAATCTTCCCAAAACTGCTTGTAACTACGCTTCATTTCCTTATCTCTTTCCATTTGTATTTAAACATCAATTTTGTTGTAATGAGGATCAAAATAGATTATTTCGTCATCACGATTCAATTCATGCCCCCAAGGGCAACCGAAATCATCAGTAACCCAGCCCTGAATAAATTGTCTAATGTCTTCTTCCGAAGGATCCGTAATACCGACATCAAGGAGGCATGCTTTTATTTCGCTCATACTGTACGTAATTTCGCGTCTGACGATAATAAAATCAAGATCCCCCAATTCACCTGTCATTGATATCATAAAACTCCACAGCGACGATTTTGAAGTTGTCCAAGGCCATAAATTCCTCAATGGTGCCAAAAATCTCTTCACCAATGACTTCCGCTGACTCTTCAGGAGTTCCATCCATATCAGTAGCAGTAACCTCGATGGTATATTTAATACAATGTGTAGCCATAATACTCAATCTTTCTACTATTATTCCCAACTATACTTATAGCCGTTCCGCAAGGCATTTCCTTGAGCAAGCTTGGATCTTGTCTTTTTCATAGACGATCCCCTTGCTAAGAATCCTATTACAACTAGGGCAAGTGAAACGCTTATCGCCAATCCCAAAATAAAGGACAGCATTGCCAACAAGCGTATTAGCAACTTTTTCATATGACGCAACTTTCGCCGGCTTCTTTCCTACCATTTAACTTTCCTCATCTTCCTCTGGGATATATTCACAATCATGACCATAAGAGTATTCCTCGGCAGAATACCATCTGTCACATTCTTCACAATAAAACTGTAGTGCCATTATTCCCCCCAAAATTGCTTAAATTCAAAATACAATCTTGATTTTACAAAATCCATAATTACATTTCTCATATTGACAATCCCAATATCATGATTGGCAACCATACTTATATAACCACTGAAATTCACATTATGATCTTTGTCAAAGAAAATAAAACCTCTTAAGTAATCCAAAGCTTTTTGCCAATGTTTAACTGGTAAAGTATCGTGAATATACTGACAGCAAAGTAGCATAATGGTTGTATTCTTGTTAATGTGCCAATCAGGATGTGAATCACTTAAAGAATTGTGGACATTTACTTCGTCGGCTGAATTATCTTCCAAACTAGAATCATAAAACTTATCCTTGATCAGAATACCGACAGCGCAGCTTTTGTTATTTGGAACAAATTCAAATTCCACAGCCTCTCCGGTTTCTGGATCCTGAATATATATTGTTTCTTCACCTCTATAAGCACAACTTCCAGTCGAGTATCCATCACTCATACTACGAGAATTTTGTGTCAAAAGATGTTTTTCAATAATATTAAAAGCTTGCAAATCGTTTGTAATTTGTACATCTACTAATTCACTAACTAATGTCATTTTATCTCCTTATTTTTTCTTGATTAAAATATTTAAAATTTCAGCAGCATCAGATCTAAATGCTTCAAGCACCTGAATGGTATTAAACCTGTCTGCTGAATAAAATGGTCCAAGTTGCATTGACTTAAGCAAAGTCGCTTCGACTGTCAAATACTCAACCCATCCGCTTTGTCTAAGGACATAAAGTTTTCCATAACTCTGGAAATCATAGGAGTTAATTCTAATAAACACTTTGTAAGTGTTTCCAGGGCTGGGTTCGTATATTTGGATATAAATACCATCATTCTGGTTGTGATACCAATCTTCATAAACAACTCTATCAGACCAGCCATCACGATCCCTGCGATTAACTGGTCCTCTATACTTATACTTTGTCATAGCAACCCTCTTTCTTTAAACAAATCAACAATGGAATCACTAACATCTGTACTATTGCCATCTCTATCTGTAGGACCAACCAAAACACAATTTCCTACAATCACATCATAAAACCCCATATAAGATGGATTCTGTTCAAAAAGAAAATTAGCAATATTAGTAGCTACATCATTAATATCAAAGCCAATTATTTTTCCTTCTTCATTAACAATAAATGAATGCCCGTCAGGAAAAGTAAGAGATTCAATCCAACCATCAACAAATGTATTGAAGTCAACCAATTCCCATTTCTCGTCAATTAAATTGCACTGGCCATCAGTAGTGATTGTTATCATCCTCATATTACTCATCCTCTTCTTCACTAAAATTGTTGTCAATAATTTTGTAAAAAGTCTCTTGTTGATTTTCATGTTCTTCAACAATTCTTTTCATAATATTAGTCATTTGTTCTCTAATTTCTTTTAACCCCTCCAGTTCTTCTTCCGACAAAGTGCTTTCATCAAGTTCTTCAAAATTGTACTCAGCCTCAATGTATTCTTGACGCTCGCTATCAGACATATTCCTCATATTTTCATATTCATGAATAGCAGCGCCATATCTATACACCATGTCTAGATCATCATTACTCAAACCAGTTTCTTGCTGAATTTTTTCTAAAGAAAGTTTTTTGATCATAATAATCTTTCTAATATCAACTTCATCATCATCCTCAATACTGCTCATGTAATCTTCACTCATTTGACATATGATTTCTTCTCTTCTATTGAATAGCCAAAGCATCATATATGGATGTACATTATTGATATTATAAAAGTCTTTTGCTGTATACACATTTCCTCCTGATTTGATATATAAAAAAAAGAATAGGCAAGAATCCTTTGCAAAGACCAATTGCTTTAATATCAACTACTGAACAACCGCGCACAGTAATCAATACAGGATTCTCTTAAGCCAACCTAGGGGAAGCTTTAGCCTATTCTTAGCACCTCAAGTAGGACTTGAACCTACAACCTACAGATTAGAAGTCTGTTGCTCTATCCATTAAGCTATTGAGGTATTTAATTACTAAAAACTATATTCTTGAAGATCAATAATTGTCCCAACTCTACTGCTAACACAACTATCACAAATATAAATACGACTAAAAGTCATATCATATTCAGAACCATAGTTACCCACAAAATCGAGGCTGGTTCCTTTGTAGATGTTATCATCACTTTTGAAAAGACACTCCAACTCTTTGAAGCACACAAAGCAAAGTACATTTCCATTATTTGTTTTATTTTCCATAGTATCTCAGGTAGGATTTGAACCTACAACCAATAGATTAAAAGTCTACTGCTCTACCATTGAGCTACTGAGATAAATTAGAATAGGCAGAGAACCTTTGTTGCAATGGCAAACTTTGATATCTTGCCGAAGCAAAGATACAGGTTCTCCTTAATGTTTCAGAAAGGGGTAAAACACTTAGCCTATTCTAAACCTTTTGTGGTTAGCAGGCCAAAGACCAAGGCTTCCAACCACACAAACCTTTTTCTTCTCTTGAAGAGTAAAGTTTGTAAGCAAACTCCAAGTTTATTCTAGGATCAAACATATCGTCTGGATGACTATAACCCATTTGGCTCAGCCATTCAGAGTGAATTTGGTTAATCTGAGTCAAGCCGGCATCGTGACCATTCCAAGCGTCAGTTGTGCAACGACTTTCTTTCCATATAATCTGAGAAACATTAGGCCATTCTTCTTCTGTAAACCCAACATCAATAGCTAGGTCATGCCATTCACCACACTTGCCATACTTTTCTCTGAGTTGCTCAACAGTTAAAGTTTCTTCTGCTTCAATCGCAACATTCACAGAATCAATATCAACAGGTGGAATCGTTATGACAGGCATAGTTGTTGTAGTTGTTGTAGTGGTTTCCACCTCTGTAGAAGAAACTACATAATATCCACTATCACCTTCAATAGGATTATTTTTCAAATCATCATTTGATGCTAATACTGATATGCCAGTCAATCCTAAACTGATACCAATAATTGTAATTATAATAATACGTTTCATATTTGCTCCTTAAGTAGTGTGTCTAAACGAAAACCGTTTCGGCATCGCTAAATCAGTAGCAAAACGAAATTGTCTACAAACCAAAATCGCTTTACTAGTAAGTTATATCAATAAGCATCACCTCCATATAAGTACATCTCTCTATTATACCATTTATACAAGCACTAGTACCCCTGCGTGGAATCGAACCACGTTTATCATTTTATAAGAATGACATCCTAACCAGTAGATGACAGGGGCATTTACTTGAATTATTTGTTATTTATCCAAACGTATGCCTGGTTGACCAAAGAACCGTAAAGATACTTATAGTCAATAAGCCAGCATCTCAAGTTAAATTCTTTTTGATCTCTCAAATAAAACATAAACGATCTATAAGAGATAATATCAACAGATGAGGCGTTGGCTTCTATCAATTTGAGAATAATTCTATTATAGATTTTATCATTAATAATTGTTGACATTGAAATCCTCCACCAAAACAACATTTTTAGGACTCATTTCATCCATCGTAACTTTAATACGATGCCTAAGAATATGAACATTCTTATCATTAGGATTCATAATCATAGACCAATATCTATCTTCAAGTTCAAACTCATCGACTTCGTGATAAATATCAAGACTGTACAAATAAGGACTCATCGCAACAAAAAAGATTTCGTGTTGACCCCATTTGTCATTGTAATGAAAATTATGGCTAACAAGATCATCTTCAACAATCGTATCGTATTCAAAACCAAGAAGATGAAAGATATCCTCAACCCTCGTCATATCCTTGTCGTAATCAGGAGGGAACCAAGAAAACCATTTTTCACGATAACCATTCTTGCTAAGAGTCCCACCTCTCTTGTATTCATCATGCTTGTTCAATTCTTTCATAGCTTCAACCATAGCCATAGCGTTCTCTTTCTTGTATGCGATATGGCCGGATATGTTAATGTAAGTACCCATAGTTTCTCTCCTTAGATTTTAAGTTTTATGCTAATCCATAAAGGTCTAGTTCTGATTCTTCAACAATAGTTACAACAGTTGAACTACCCATAGGGGCATCGTGATGAGATAGAGAATAATGAATTTCATTTTTCAGAATTTCCCCTCTCATTGTCCATTCACTATTAACAACCATGCCTCTAAGCAATTCAGAAGCATCATATGCCTGAATAAAACCGCTATGGTCTCCATTCCATAAACGGAAATTGTTAATCTTCCACCACCCTGTCTCGTTAAGCTCAAACAAGTCCAATGTGATGTTTTTAAAATTTTCAATCATATCATCATAGCAATATCCATAACAGTCGTCTGAGCTATAATACTCATTATTAATTTCATCATAAACTTCACAAGTACAAGAATTGGTATAACTAAATTCTACTTTGGTATCATTCATATTTGTCTCCTTTGCTGATTAATGGTAATAGTGAGCGTGATGGGACTCGAACCCATACTGTAAAGATTTTAAGTCTTCTGCCTCTGCCATTGGGCTACACGCCCCGTATCTATTTCTTATCTACAACTTTAGCTAGAAGATAAGCAAATACATCCATCTTTTGCTGGTCATCAAGATTATTGCCATAATACAACACAGCAGAATGAATAACTTCAGAAATAAACTCGTCATCTCTCTTGTGTTTCTTCAAAAGATTAACTAAATGATCAACCCATTGAACTGTAAACAGCAATCCTGTTTCATCTGCGGAATCAGAATCATTTCTGATACGCTTAAACTTTTTTAAAATTGAATTAACTTTAGACATTAGATACATTCACCTCTTCTGATTCGTACTTCCTTTTGATTACTTCATTAACAGCTTTACCAATTGAGAATGAAGCAAGACAGAAAGCAACATCTCCCAAAACAACATCAAGATACTTGTAAGTTCTATTATTATTGTAAGTGATATAAAGATCACCTATAATTTCCATATGAGACTTATAAATATTTTTATCACAGTCATCATGAGTTATGTAACTAATTTCAACAATATTGCTACTAATAACATTTTCAAACTTCATCTTAGCTCTCATCATTATCTCCTTCTACTCCAATTTCTTCCATGACGTTTTCATAATTAAAACTATCTTCAGGTGTTATGCCTGCTTTTATAAGATCATTATGATAGCCAATATTCTTTTCAATCTCGCGATAAGTTGCTGAGTACGGATTGTAAAAGTATTCCTTAAAAGGGCCGGCAACATTCTCACCAGTAGTATACTCAAAGATACGAGCATACCAATTGTCAGGCTTAAATCCATGTTGATGCTGGCAAATTCTATTAGCTTTACTCAAAGCTTCTTGAACAGAACCGGTATCATCAACACGAATAGGAATTCTAAACTCAACTACATAATATCCATCAAACTTAGGCATATCATCCAATCATTGCCAATAAAGCGACTAATCCATAAGCACCTGCTACAACAAGAAATATTGGGAAAAATGCTATAGCGCAAATTATAACAACAAGAGTACACCAGAAATAAATAAACTTTTCCATAAACATCCAATCAATTAATAGTAGTAACTTCAATTACATTTGTAAGGCCATCAATACGCATTCCAGTTCCATCACTATTGATGGAAAGCATTCCAGATAATTCGGAATTGATAATTGACCTATGATACAACGCAGTGCTGTTGATAAGCATAATTGATGAACCAACAGAAAGAATGAGTTTGTCAAACATATTTGATTTTGTGATAATCCAGTTAAGATTATTGCCCAAAAGTGACAACTTGCTCAATGGGAATACTACCATACCGTCAACTACCGAACAGAGCGTTTGCTTGAAATTATTCATCATTAGTTTGCCGATTCGCTTATCAGCCAAATCTCTGAACTCTCTACCAGCATTATTGCCATCAACAAAACCAGTGCTAGCATGATCGTATTCATGAACGATTGTAGCAATAATGTTTTCAACCGAATCATTGACATGATTCAAATTCACAAGAATAACACGCTCAGACGTTGGTTTAGCCATGTTAATAGTAAGCCCAAGATTGCTATCAATATCAGAAGCAAAAATACCAATCCTATTTGATTCACAAAACTCAAGCAAGCCTGGCTCAAAAGTCGAAACTATCTGTACAGCCTTTGAAACATTCGCATACGAATCAATTTTGTAATCAATATTGAATTTGTATTCATCGGATAGAATGCTATCATACGTTTTTATACCAGCAGCTGATAGAAGTACATATAGATTGCCATCATTGATTACAACAGGATTGTATCCACGAATTTTGACTGCTGTATTTGCTCCTTGCAAAAAACCAAAGCTATCACAAATAACAGAATTTTCTGGATAGATATCAAAGAATGCTGACTTCCACTCTTGAGAAATATTGTATGAAGTCAAATAAGATGCCATCATTCTGCTAAACTCATAAGCTGCAGAAAGCATATCTTCTGAATCAGCAAGAAGAAATGACTTAATTACACCTGTGTCAGTCAGCTTAGCGATAGCTAAAGTCATCTCGTATTCAAAGTCCCATTGACTAGCAATGGTTCTTTCTTCGTTAAGCCGGAGCGAATCAATGTTGTAATCATACATGGATATGTAATCATTATCGGAAAGCACAAGAACACCATGATTGTAAACTCTCAACTTGTTATCAATTTTGCTATAAAACTTTGTATTATTAGAATGACAAAGAGGATAACGATTTGTCAAAAAATACTTATCAAAATCATTATGTATTTCTATCAAGGATGGAGCAGCAGTAATGTAAACACTAAAAATTCCGGGCTTAGATTCAATAGAATTTTCATCTACAATATCAATACCCCAAGAACGACCATTAACTCCCTCATCCATTGCATTAGCAACTGCTTCACGGTAAATTTGGAAATCATCATCCCAAGAAAGAATACCTGCGTCTAAGGTAAAAGAAGAACTTTTCTTGCAGTCTCCATAGTTATAAACAATGCAAGGCACACCCTCTTCATTTTCAACAGCATATTCCATAACATATGAACCACTAGAATCCTGTCCAGCAAAAAACCACTGCCAACCATTACGCAATGCAGCAATAGGAGCAAACTTAATACCAGAGCCAAATTGACCAATAGTAGCAGGGTCATTTCTTTTAGTTGAAAGGCCCAACTTTTCCAAGGCAATTCGTGAAACGAATTCACTCTCGTTCCAGATATGAATATACTTTTTAGACATTTTACTTACCAAACCTTTCCTTGTATTCCATTGCATGGTATTTAATATACGTTTTAGCGTCAGCTTTGCTCATACAAGATTCAAACTTCTTGTCTCTCTTGTATCTGGTGTCAAGCCAAAGAGTATTTGATTCAAAACTGACATTTGTTGATAAACCAATATACTTGTTGATAATATCAACTGTAGCATACTGATATCCAATAGTATTATCTGATTCGTCTACATACGAATACAAATATAGATCATCGACTTTTTCCAAAAACTTCATTCTACCATAAAACTCAGAAGCGTTGGCATTGGTAATAGTACCAATGCCAACGCTCATTGTTGAAAAAACAATAGATTTAGCTTCTGGATTCAAGTCTTCGTATTCACTCCCGAACTGGGAGTATTTCACATAAAGACTATCAAAGTCAGATTGATAGTGCTTGACATTGCTGAAATTATAATTCAAAGACATGATTCTCCAATCAAATTATTATTACTGAATACTATTCTTTTTCTCTTCATTCTGAATCTTCAAACGAATATCCACAGGGAAAAGACTAATCAATCTAGTACGACAAGGAATGAAATTATTACTTTCTTTTGTAATTACAATGTCAAGAACAACTGTCTCAATAATACGAATTACATCATCATATGTAAAAGTTGGCTGTGAATTTTCCTGACCATTAGAGTCATTGGTAGAATTATTTATTTGTTCAGCGTTCTCTGTAATGATCGATAAAACAATTGGAGTTAGAGCTTTATAAAAATTCGCACTATTTTCAAGAGTATAAATCATACCACGCTCAACAGCACTATTTGCTTCTCTAATTGTTTCACATTGATCATTTCTTTCAGGACGATATCTATACAATAAATCCCCAACAGCATCTGTAATATCAATTTCAACATTCTCAGAAATCTTATGATAATCAAGATGCTCCTCAACTTGCGAAGCAATTTCTTCATAGTCCATTTCTGTTACAAGTTCATCCAGTAAATCACTTATAGTACTGGAATCAAGTTCAATTTCAACATTGCCATTAATTGTAGTCATTTCTTTTCTCCTTTATAATTAATTGTTCTCTAGCATTTGGACAAGACGTTCAGCATATTCATACATTGGTGATTTTTCATCCAATACTCTGAAAGCATGGTCAAACCAATCATTGAAATGATACTCAACTTTATAGATTTCACCACTGCTGTTTTCATCATAAAGATAAATCTCTAACCAATCACCAGGGCCACCTGTAGAGATTTGGACAGTAATAACTTTTCTTGTATTGATATCTAATGGATATTCATGGAAAGCATCATAGGCATCTTCATACCCATCAAAAGTCATTCCGTCATCCATTGCGGCAAGCATCTCCATCATGTAGTCATTACGACTTTTAAGATGACTATCAATTCTTAGTTCACAAGAATTGTCTCGGATTTGATCTTCAATATTCATTCTACTCCTTGTAGGTAATTTCTTGCATCAAGAGAAAGAACAACAATAGAATTCAACTTGCTAGCACGAAGTCTATAGTTGTAACTATCAATAATCATAAGGCACAAAGCAATATTGTTAGCAAAAGGTGTCGATCCTCTGCTGGAAGATTTAGCTTTTGCAATCACATTAGTAGGGTCACCAAGAGAGGCAATACACGACGCAAGACGAGTCAGATTAACCAACTTATAGTTGACAATAATCGTCGCAACAGCAGTCAAATATTCAGCCTGAAATGCTGTCGAGTTTGTGCCGTTTGCTTCTTTCAAAACTTTGATCACATTGTTCAAGTTGTTAATTCCTACTTTGGAATTGACTTTATACAAAGTATCAATAGCTCTAATTACTCCATCACCAGGTCTATTCTCAACAGAAAGGTTATGAGAGCGAAGCATAGCATCAATAGCAACTGAATCAGGATTGCCCGAACTAACGCCGGCCTTATGCAAGTCAGCTTTCTTAGGCTTAGTCCTGTTCTCATTTATAGTAATATACAAGTCTGCTTCATCCTGAATAGACAGATCAAGAAAAACAATTGCATTCAAATCACTATTGCCTTTACCCATAATCTTGAGAGCCTCAACACGGTGAGAACCATCAATAATATACAGATCACCATTCTCACGGTAAGACAAAGTAATAACGCCAATGGCATTCTCATTGTAATTCTTCACAATGAGATTAACCTTGTTTTGATTTACTTCGCGCTGGTAAGACATATCAATCTTCAATTCAGAAGCTTTGACAAGAGAAGTTAACTTACTTTTCTGCTTAAACTTGACATTGAGATTACTCTCGATTTCTTGAATTGATACAGATTCCATCTGCTCTTTCATGATCAAATCAAAATCTTCAGTTTGCATATTCTAACTCCTTAACTTCTGATGTAATGTACAACAAATTACCAGCAAAATTGTCTTTGCATTCTCTATCCATTAACATTTTTGCTACTTCTTGTGCTTCCCCCTCGGAATCCAAGGGGATAACAGCAGTTTTAGTTAATGTGATTACAAATTTCTTTTCCATAGCACAGCCTCCTTTGCTGTATCAAAAGTGATAGAACCACCAAACATTTTCCTTCTTTCTTTTGCAGTAAAACCACCCCAAATACCAAATTCTTCATTATTGGTAACAGCATTAACTAGACATTCAATTTGAACATCACAAGTGTTACAAATAGTCACAGCTTTGCCAATAGCAATTCTAATCTTTGAATTAGAAATTGGCCCCTCATCAACAAAGAACATATCTGCACCTTTGTCTTTGCAAGCTGCTTTTGATTTAATATTTTGAGCATCAATCTTCATCAAAAAGTTCACCGCTTTCAATTATATTTAAAATATTATTAACATCATTCTCTACATCATAAAATGGAATAATTGCAGCATTTTTATTCAAATCTGGAATAACCTCTTCACGTTGAACTTGTATATATCTTTCTAGGAATTCTGAATCATCTGTACTATTGATCAAAGTCATTACAAAATACGACAAAGCAGTAACTGTATCCAATGACCGAGACTTACTAAATTCATAAGGATCATCTGGGCTATAGCATTCGTTAACTGACTTCATAATAAAAGTAATATTTGATAGATATGAATCAGCTTTAATATCTGCAATATTCTCTACAAGACGAGAGAATATTTCTGCATATTGAGTGCCATCAATCAAACCATCAGGTGCTCTTGATTCATCATTAATAAGTTTTTCAGGATCGTTATCATCAAACATTTGTCTCCTTGTTGTCGTCATTTTCGGTATCAATAACAGCACTCTCCCAATAGTCATAAATAGATTCATTAATCCATTCAAACTTTTCATTCATATCACGAGTTTCAGCACCAAGCACTTTGCCATTCATACACCGGTAATAACCCTCAAAAGCCATACCTGGTTCCTCAAACTCTAAATGAAAGAAAAGATTTTCATACATACTAGAGATTGTCAAAATACCATCTTCGGGAGGTGCCCAAGCAGTATTGAAATACATTACAAAACTACTAATTGTATGGCCATCTTTGTGGAAATCATCTGCTTCATCAGTAATATATGCATCATCAATATCCCATTTAGTGCCCCAATTATGAACTCTCCACCAATACCAATCAGGAGCGCCATAATCATCCATATTCTTCTGTCTCTGTTCTTCAGTTTCCGCATGACTATTCAAAAGAAATTGAGGTGTAGGAATATGACTCTCAAGCATTTTCAATTCATCCCCCATACGCTCAACAAAGCTTTTGACTACATCAGCTCTACCGGCAACAATCATTTTATTTTCACACCAATTAGGCATATTTTCTCCTTATTTGTACCAAACGGTATAATTATCTTCACACAAATTAACAACAGCAGACTTAATCATCGCAATATGAATATTGATATCATACTGCTCAGTACCGCCCTCATTGATTCTTTCAATAATATCTGTATTAGTCATTCCTCCATCCATAAGTTCACACCACAAATAAGCAGTATCAATCAAATACTGATCCGAATACGGAACAAATGTGCTACCATCAATCCCATAATAATAGTAAAAATCATCAATAAACTGAAACTCAGGACTATCATGAATACTAGAACTCAAATAAGTTGAAGTTGTAGTATCAATAAGAGGATCCAAAGTTGTAGTACTTGCCGATGAATTAGATGAACAGGCAGCAATAAATGGGAGCATAAGCAATGCTTTACTTTTTCTATTAAACATCAAAACCAACTCACAATCCCATTACAATTTTTGGCTACAAACTCCAACCACCAAGAAATATAAAGCCAATCATCAGTAACATCTTCACCATCTTTTGATATTAGCTTATTGTTATTATGATGAATATATTTCATGTAGTCACTCAATTCATAACACTGCTCAGAATCCAAGCCATATGATTCATCACCATTTTCATCATATGTGCCCTCACCATAGAAAGAAAACGGAGCATCATATGAATCAATCAAATATTGAGCATACTTACCACGATACCAGCAATCAGTACCGAACATACCCAATACAACTTTTGGTTTAATTCCAGAAGAATCCAACTCATTCTTCCAAGGACAACCACCTGAATTCTGAGTCAGAACACAATCAATTCGACCATCATCATCCAAAACAGCAGTGTTCTTATTCTTACACGCATAAGTTACAGGAATATTATCAAGACCCATTTTCACTCCTCAATCTCAGGCAGAATCATAATGATTTCAACTTTAGCAATACGCCTACCCCAATTTTCATCTTCAAGATAGGTAGCAAATACCGGATACAAGCCATCTCCATAGCCAGAAGCAAAAGCAACACCAGCACCTTGACCACCGTGTTCAAATGCCAATTGTCCAGCCCTATCTTCAGACAAAGTAGCACCACAAGCACCGTTATAATTAAAAGGATAATAACCAGACTCATTAGAATCTGATGGATTAAACTCACCAAACCATTGGTGATCATCCTTAATATAACCAGGATCACATATCATAAGTTGACCACTATCAACGGCTACAAAGCCAATCAACTCTGTTTCAAACAAATCATCTTCATTCATAACTATCCTCATTTCTCACTAGTTTGGTTTCTAAACATAAGACTATCAATAAGTTTGTATGCTTTTTTTACATCTTCTTTGCTAAGGCCTAAATCATCAATAACAGAATCAATGAATTTGATATCTCCACGTTTGTTTTCAGGAAAAGAAACTTTGTCTAAAATCTTCTGTAGGAGAATAAAATCTGCATTGGGATTTCTAATAACAAGATCGTTAAGCTTAGCCATTGTTACCATCCTCATCAAACAAACTCAATTGCCCCTCGGATTGCAAAAGTTTAATTTGAGAAATACCAAAGTTATCTCCCCAAACAATAGGAGGCAAACCCTCTTGCTCAGTCCATTCATTCCAAAAATCTTGATAGTTAGCATCACACAAGCCTGATTCATAACCGGCATACAGAACAACATTCTCTGTTATATAAGAACTATCAAAATCATAATCTTCAAACTGAACTATTTCAGAATAAAGAACCTCAGCAGTCACTCTCTTAGATTCAGCAACATAAATTTGTTCAGGAATCCACGCTTCAATAGTTTCAATTGTCTCTTCAACACAATATTCAGACCAAGCGTCATCATTGGCAACAGGATATTCACTCAAATCAATTAACCATTCAATTGCAGCACGAAAAGCTTCAGTAATATTATCTTCGACAACACCACTCTTTTCATTGATAAGCACTTTACAAGTCAATCTATCAACGTGACCGACAGCCCAATGCCTGAGACCAACAATTTCAAAATCATCGGGGAAGCGAGTCATCAAATCTTTAGTGATGAAATCAAAATTTGAAATCTCAATAGAGTCAGAAGCGTTATGCTTATCAATACCGGCCCAACCCCAAGAGACAAACATTTCCTCCTTGCCCCACCAACCAAAATCGTCAGGCTTCACCATTGACTGTGTTGCGAGTTCAACAATATCAAAATCTTGATATATTTTTTCCATCATTCATCAATCCCAATCTGTGTTCCATCAAACCCATTGTCAAAATACTTGTAATCACCCAACCAAAAAGCACCAGTGCCGTTTGATTTGTTCAACCACTCATCCAAGCAATCGTGCAAAAATTTGCGGTAATTGTCGGAAATGGCTTTTTGATCATCTTTTTCATGCCAACAAATATCGGAATGAACACCGCCATTCTCTCCATCATAGGCAATTTCACCACAAAATTCTTTCACAAAAACTCCAATCTGTTATTGATCTACAAATTCAAAACCAGCATTAGTCAACTCAACAATAGCCTCATCATCCCAACGCATTGGCAAATGGGACTCAATAAAAAAAGCAGCTTTAGTTGACTCTTCATCTTCTGTATTATAGTAAACAACTACTTCGCCATAACTACCAAAGTCATGATTAAACCACTTCTTGCCGAAATCAACATAATCTAAACGAGTAGCAAACTCTCGACAAAGTTGATTAATATAAGCAGTCATTTCTATATTTGAAATCTTCCTATAATCAGGAGTACCAAGTTGAGCACAATCCTCTTCACAAGGAGTTGGTCCAATCTCCATATATTCAATCACAACATCTCCTTAATTTCTCCACGAACAATTCTATTCAACATATCAGCAACGTGTTTTGGATGAACACTTTGAGGTAAAATAAAAAACCTATGAGGATAATCAACATTACTCGCAGGTTTTGATACTAAAATATCATAATCTTCTCTGTACTTATACCACAAAGATTTTTCATTGACATAAAAAAGAAGCTCTGCTTGTTCAATTGTAAGATCAAGAATTTTTGCTGCTTCCCAACTAAAAACTTCATTAGTATCGTAACCATCATCACCAATAAATCTGTCATAAAGATCATAGTAATCAGCAATACCATCGTTATAAATAGCGCAAGTCCAACCGGCAACACAACCAGCAGTATCACAATCATTAATATCTAATGTGATGTGATCATCATAGAAAAACTCTGACGAATCTGGATCGAAATAAGATGTCCAAGCTCCAATATAAAATCTTTCAGGAGGAAGATTCTCAAAAAAATCTGCCATTTCTTTCATTCTTGTAAAATTCATAATTTTCACCAATCCTTGTCATCATAGGGAATTTGAATTTCATTGTTTGCTAATCTACGAAGCATATCGGCTGCATACTTAGGATGAATATTGCTATAAAAATTCATTCCATTGTCTTTCTCAAGACCATAATCAGAAGCATATTTATCCCAAACAGACCAGCCGTCAGGAACAAAAAGCCTTTGAGCTTCCCAACTTGTAAGACCAAGCCAGTCAGCCGCTTTACGCGAAACCTCGGCAAGACGCATAGCGTTTTTGTTTTCCGTAAAATATAGATAATCAGACTCAGAATAATTGTCATCAAGAATGTAAACTTCACCACCATTCATCAAACAAACAGCCCAACCAGCAATACAACCAGCAGTATCACAAACATTCATGCTAATAACATCGCTAGGCATATACTCAATTTCACCACCATCATAACGCTCAATAAGACTAATCCATTCAGCAATATTGAATCTTTCGGATTCAACATTTTCCAAAAAGTTAGCAAGCTTTGTCATATTTTCAATGTTCATTTTTTCTCCTTATCTTCCGTGTCCACAACCAATTTGACCACAAGAACCACAAAACTCATCTTCATCAATCAATGAAAGATCTTCTTCATCAATACGATAAACTTGATCATCACCAACCATTATGCAATCGTAAATTTCATCACACTCAATTATTTCAAGCTCATCACCACTACAATACGGACAATAACTCTCATAAGTAACAGGATCGTGATCAATAGAACAACCATCAAGTTCTACTTTAGAATTTCCAATTACATAAAGAGCAATACCTTTGAAACTCTCTGCTCTAACATAATCACCAGCTTTAAACTTATTCATCAAACACATCCAATTCATGAATTTTAATTTCCTTTTCAGGAACCCAACCAGTCCATTGTTTGCTAAGCAAAGATTTCAGAAACACTTCCCCAGGTCTATCATTTTTAGGAAAAGCCTGGATAAACCTAGGGCCATTGTTTCTAATTCTATTCCTTGTCCTTTTGCTTGCTGTAGCACCATTTATAGTAACAAGAACAAGCTTTTCCATTAGTCACCACTCAAATCTGCTCTTACATTAAGATCTTTCAGTTGATCACGCCTAGTCCAAAAGTAGTTACTTTTATGAAGTAAGGCCGGCGTATAAATCTTAAGAAAAGCCTGTCGAGCTTCGCTAAGACCTTTGTTCTGGCAACTGTCAGCCATACAATAATTCAAACCAATCTCAGCACGCTCATCTGAATAATCACAGTTACAATAAATGCATTTAGCCATTACTCCCAACTCTTTCTCTCAAAGTTGCCATCAAACGATTCAATAATCAAAGCAAGCATCTTGGCCATTGACTTAAACTTTTCTTTTTCCCAAAAATCAAGAGAAGCACTTGTGCTCCAATAATGGCAAGATTCATACTCACTTTTCAATTTGTTAAGAATTTGTTCTGCGGAAGCCATCACAGCCATTCTTTCATCCAAGCAATATCTTCTTCCTTAATACCACGAACAAAATCTGAAACAAAAGACATATAGAATCTAAGTTCACTCACAGTAATAGTTCCATCATGAATTTGATTCAAAAGATAATTCAACTCTTTTGTAACAAAAGCAAGCTGCATCCTTTCGACCAAATCAAAACGAGAAGCATAATCTGTGTAGTTATTCACTGGCTTCATCAAACCCTCGCTTTTGGCTTGTCTTCATCATTAATCCAAACAGAATTCATGGTTTTCTCAAATGCTTCACTATGAGAATGACCATTGTAAACTCTTTCCATATAATATTCACGACAAAAAGCTTTTGACCATCCAAGATTCATTAGTAAATTAATTGCATTTTCATAGTTTTCTTTTTTGGACATTAGATTTATCTCCTTTTGGTTTTTTTGAATTAGGAATATAAGGTGAATTCATTGCTTTTTTGAAAGCTCTTTCACTAGAAAGACCATCAAAACGCTTTGCGATAAAATACTCTATTGCGAATGGATAAGACCAACCAAACTTCACAACAAGTTCTTCGATTTCTTTTCTGTACAGTGGATTAGAAAGCATAATCAATCTCCTACATACCACCAAAGATCGCCAAAGTATTCGGAAAGATTATTCCAATCTTCCTTTGTAATAATACCGGCAGCAACAGCACTTTGGCAATAACTAGCTCTACTATTATAATTAAATGTATCAGGAACATTCACTCTTGCCCATTCAGCAGCAATATTGAATACTTCTTTCATTTTAGCTCTGTCCATTTCAGTTCTCCGTTTCTTTGTATTCTTCTTCCAAATTACAGGCAATACACATACACAAACCATCTTCCTCAATCCACAATTCATCATTTGGATATTCTTCATCACAGAAGTAGCAGAAGAAAGTTTGAAATTCTTCTTCTGTATCTTCTTCACAATCCTCATTGTCAATGATTACAACATCTTCAACAACATCTTCATCTTCAACATCAGAGACATTGGTGAAAACCGACTCAAGAGCAATCTCATAAAGCCATCTACCCTCAAGATACTTATCGTAAGGATTCTCCTTGCCAGAACCCTTATTCCTTCTCTCCCACATACGATAAAGAGTAAGATAGTGTCGAGTCTCATCTTTACCGTCACACAAACGAAAAGCACCAATAACCCACCTATCTCTAGGCTTGCGATTGCGTCGAGTTGTCTGAACAGAATCAGAATCAATAATCACAAAGTCATCATTCACATCAGTCATAATCACTTGCCTTTCTGTACGGGGAAATAAGCAACATTCTTGATAGTAGAACCAAAGAAAGAACCACCGTTATGATTATGCTTTGCCCTACGGCCGGCTCGCAGTTTCATAACATAATCAGTACCTTGAGGATAATGAATCTTCTTCTTGATGTAATCAAACAAGGAGTTTGCCTCAACTCGTTTGCCAGAACTAAACACAAAGACGTAATAATCTTTGCCATCTTTGCTGACGATTTCCCAAGACATAATGCGACCGTAATCAACACCATTTACATCATAGGAAATACCAACAATAGCATTACATTTATCTTCCATCTCAGACATAACTGTTTCCCTTTCTATGATTTATCTTGCCCAATACCTGAACACTTGCGAGATAATACGCAGAGATAATACCAAACAAACACTTACAGAAATAGTAAGCAATACTCTCGCATTTGACTCGCCCATTGCTTTCCACAAATACGAGACTATCATAGGGACAAACCCAGGGAAAACTGAACAGTAATTTTGTTTTTTGGCGAGAAAAGATTTGCACAAACGCAAGGAAATGCGTCGAGACCGGCCCTCTAACGTTAGAGGGGTTCTAACGTTACAGATGCTCTAACGTTACAGAGGAAATACATCAAAGATAGGGCCGGCTTTTAGAAAGAACAAGCTCGAGATTTTACATCGTCTTGGTATGTAAAACATAAGGTAATGAACACCACGCATTCTTTTACTCAATTCATACAAAAATTGAGTATGCGGCAGAGCGACTATTTTTTCTTCTTAGAATTTTTGGATTTTGAAACTGAATTGACTGGATTACCATCATCATCAAGCACAGTTGCGTTATCGACAATCCAATCAATAAGCCGGCCCTTATACTCAAACCGACCTAGGTGAGTTAACTCAATAGAAGGATCCACCCAAACCTCTCCGCCAATCTTCTGCCAATACCTTCCAAATCCATAGTCCTCAGACAAGAATCTTCCATCTTCATCGACATAACTATTGAACAGAGCATAAGAATAATCTCTTTCTGGACCCTTTAATGCACCAGTATCATCAACATACTTTAACTCAGGATAGGCTTCAAACAACTTCTCAAAAGCAGAACGCTTGATCAACATAAATCCTGTGCCGGCATCATAAATGGAAAGAGCACCATTTTCCATTCTAATCTTATTGTCGCCCTTAGTCGCAGGATTGACCACAAATCTTGTGCTCTTTTCGGCAATCTTATCTTTGTCAAAATCATTTTTAGCTAGATGGACGACTTTATCCCACAAAATTTCTTTGATCGGATAAGCACCTGTCATAATTTCTTTATCATGCCATAGCATCTTGAGAATATCTTCATAATTGTAACCAAGATCAACATCAATGAAAAGAAGATGCGTAAACATTGGATTAGCCATAAACTTAGCAACTAATTGATTTCGCGCTCTAGAGATTAGAGAATCACTAATAGTGCTAATACCAAACTTCATACCGTATTCCTTAAAAGCCATAGCTGCCTTTATGGTGGACATAAAAAAAGGCTCAGTGATTTGCCTATCATAACAAGGAAGGCAAATAAGAGGATGCCAAGATTGAATTTGATCGGCAGAAATTTCAATATTTTGTTCGGTGGTTTCAAGCATGAAACAAGTATACCAAAACAAAAAACCCTACGGTGTGAAACCGTAGGGTTTTTTGTTTGATTATTTTAATGAAGATTACTTGCTGGAAGCCTTAGCATTGCTAGTCTTGATCGCCTTGATATCAGAAGTCTTTACTTCGGTAGTAGTGTTACGCTCAACACTATCAGCACCCATACGAGTAGCCTTGAAGTAGAGTTTCTGCTCAGTAGCATCAAAACGAATAATAACCTTGTAATTCAACTTCTTAGCCTGTGCGCGAATACGCTGTTGCATTGAATTATAAGCCTTACCAGGCTGAACGCCAGACAAAGCAAAACGCTCTCCGTTATTAGCAGACTCAGTTAAAGCGCTAATAATTGCCTGAAGTTCTTCACTAACACGACCGGAACGAGTAAGTTCGGGGAAAGTGTCCACTTTGCTCAGATTAATCATTTGTATTCTCCTTGATAGTGGGCGGTTGCCCTTGACGGAAAACACTATACACGCCCCATAGGGCAGGCGTTGCGAAAAGGCAAGAAATGTTATTTCTCTCGAAAAGAAATTTAATTCTTGGTCTTATTCCTCGTCAAGGGCGTATCGGGAGGAGTAGAGAAATCGTCGGTATTACCAGATGCAATCTTCTCCAATTTTGTGATATAAATCCTTGCAACAGCCAGTTCAAAATTCAAAGTAGCTATTTGATTATTAAGCACAGAAATAATCTCACTAGGCTCGATCTCTATATTGCTCATATTGATTCTATCCATTTCTCATTATTAATATAGTCAACATTGTGTTGACCATACCCTGGTGTAAACTCACCAAGATCTCTATTGTACACCTTTACAGTGCCAAAATCTTCCATTTCCTCTTCATAATCCCATACTTTGTCAGGTGTCAATATTTCAATATCAACTTCTGTATCGTAGGCCATATTTTGAATACAATTAAATACAGCGCCGGCTAATGCATCTGCTAAGTCTTTAGAACCACTACTTGGGTGATCTATCTTGTTATTATTAAACAACCTTAACTTCAAGAGCTCTTCTTCAACAAGAAGTTCATTCCAATATCCGCGAAGTCGAGTATCGTATATTGAAGTCATAAGAGTATCATAATCTGACTTTTTAACAGAATGGAAGTCGGCATTAATACCTTGAGATCTTAATGATTGAATCATTTCTACAGACTGCCATCTATCAAAAGTTACTAATCCAACTTGAAATTTACGACAAAGATCAACAACCATCTGTCTTACAGAAGCAAAGTTAATTTCCGCACCAACACTTGCTTCCCAAGAATGAACTAGATCAACATTAACCACAGGTAGTGTTTCAACACCCATAGAAGTTTTAACTTCTTTAAAGCCGGCCCCATGAGCCATGCATAAAGCAGCCCTATCTCGTTTTAAACCCAAGTCAATATGTATAAACCTTGTGTGACCGTCAGTACCATTAAACCACTTCTTAAAGTTGCCATCCTCTTCATCAATAGGATCCTCACCATAAGTAAAAGCTTTTCTAACAAGATCAGCATCTCTAAAATATGCGTCTTCCATATTCGGCGGTTCACACTCAAAACGCGCTCTTGCCTCAATAGGATTTCTAATAAACTCAGACTCAAGATCACTACGCTTAATCGTAGGATTAACTTCCCAAGTTGCAGCTTTGATAAACCAAGTTTTTGGTTCTTTATTCTTCTCAGCACCAAAATATCTTTGCTGAATAAAGTCACCTTTGTACCGAGGGAAAGACAATAGAATTACCTTACCAACTTCTGGGAAACGTGACATTACAGATAATTTACTCATGTTATAAATAGCAGAAGCGGAGCCTTTAGATCTTGTTTCTCCACGTAATTCAGCATCAGTTTTGAAAGCAGAAATTTCGTCTAAAATCACAGACATAACCTCATAACCTTCCCATCCTTCACTTTCAGAGTGACCAGAGAAACACCTTACAGGTCTAGAGAAGAAAAAGATTTCCGATACTCTTGGCTCAAATCCAACTTCATTGAAGAAAGGTGAAGATAGCAAAAGATTTTTTAAAGGCTCAAAGAAAACTCTCTGAGCTTGCTGAGCGTTCACTGCAAGGTTTAATAGATCTATATACACACCAGTAGCTTTGCCGTAATAAGCCAATGGATCCCTTAAGCAGTGTAACAAATATGCTGTATAAGCAATAGAGATTCTGGCACAGTGATCCTTACCGGATCCCTTTCCAAGCATGCATATAACCTCATTGTCAGTATATTTGTTATACCACTCTTCACCGGCCTGTTCACCCATAATCTTTTGTAACGTATGTTTTTTTAAAATTTGTGTGGAATGGCGCACAATTTCCAATTGGATGGGCGATAATGGTGGTAGCCCAAGGTATTTTTTGTCTTGCACAAAAACTTCAATAGGAACAGGTTCTGTGGACAATTCATCTTGCTTTAATAATCTATCAAAATCTTTAAACTCAAGATTCATTCCAATAAAATCTGACATTATAAACCATCTCCTATACGCAACATGATTCCTCTGACTTTATGTGAGCTAATTTTTGAGTCCGAATGAATGACTTTATGAGAGCTCAATTTTACGTCCGAATGAATCATTTTTTACTATTCAACAATTTCTGCATCGTCAATGTCGGTAGTATTATAAGTATCTGGATCAGACGCTGATTCAGCGTTACCGTTCATTATTTCAAATGCGAGAGCAAGTTCTTTTCTAACTTCTTCAGCAATTTCTGGATATTTTGATATAACATCTCTCAAAATTTTTGAGAGAATTTGATTGACACTCTCTGCTTTTTGCATTCGTGCAATGTAGTCACTGTCAGTAGAATTTCCTCCACTAATCAATTTATGGAGTTGAGCCTTTTTGCCGGCAATATCTGACGCAAGTTTTAAAGCCTGGATTCTAACAGCAACCATGCCATGATCAGTAGCGATATTAACAGTCTCCCAGGCTTCTTTGCTTATTTGATCAAATTCCTGCAGCGCTTTGATAGTATTAAACTGTATTTTTTCTAGGAAGTAAGGATCTTCATCAGCCTTTTTTTGCAAGAAATTTTTATACTGTTGAACATACTCTTTTGCCTTAGTGGAAGATACAGATAAAAGAGATCCTATCTCGCTGTAAGAGTAGCCTTTAATATGCAGAATACCAGCATCCTCTATATCTTTAAGTTCAGATAAAATATCTTTACTGTTTGACTTTTCTATTTCAGTCATACAAGTTCCATCAACCTCTGTTTATAAGGTAAGACAACATTATCCCAAGAATAACGGTTATGAATGTAATGCGACCCATGTTTTGTCTTTTCTAATATCATGTCATAATTATTAATGACATATAACATTTTATCACAAACATCATCAATTTTTGGGTCAGCCCAGTCACCATTTTCATAAATTCCAAACTGGTAAGCACTTGACATATCAGCCTCCAGAGGCACGGAGAGGTACGCAAATTCGCTACAGGCTGTTCTATTTGTACAGATGGTCGGTAGCCCCGTAGCAATTGATTGAAAAGGAGCCATGCCCCACCCTTCACCTCTGGTTGGGTACACCATACAATGACACCTATTAAACAAAGCAGCAAGTTCTTCGTCTGTTAGATAGTAATCAATGATTTCAATATTAGAGATATCATAAAGACCACCTATATTTTGACCGTCAACAATGACTCTAGCATCAGGCTGACCATTGCTTTTTAAAACTAACTTATAATTAGGATTATCTTTAAAAAGTCTAAGAAATGCATTAACAACAAGTTGCGTATTTTTTCTTGTAGACGGGCTGCCTACATGAATAAAGGTAAATGGGCCAACACAGTTTGAGCGATTAAAATAAGAAAAAACATTTGTATCAACACCAAGATCAAAACCATACACAGGAACACTTACACCACTATTTAAAAATACATCAACAGCCCAAGACGATGTAGTCCACACCTCATCACACAAATTTATTCTTTCAACCCAGTCAGGCGGCAACATTGTTGTTTCCCAGTATGTAAAACCTATAGTGTAATCTTGATCATATGAGTAATCTGTTGGAAGACAATTATTCACCACAATATCAATATTCTCTGGTTGGGGAATAAGACGTATCCCATCAATTTCTGAGATAGAAATGCTATATGTATCGCTACAAGAAATATCCTCAAGACTTAGAACATTCATAGATCTAAGCCTTGAGGATATATTCATAGACGCATAGGAATAACCGTCAGCCTTCGCTTTCGTCAGTGTTCTCCAATATACGCTCTTCATTCTCAATTACCTTATAAAGCTTCACATTGCCAAGATCCGCAATCAGAACCTCTTCCTGTTCCACTTTCTCAATTTTAACAGACATACTACCTCCTTTCTTCAATAAAATTAAAAGATATAGTAATACTTAGTCAGTCTTCAGTTGAATTACTAAATTCGCAAGTTGAGCATAAATCTCCAACTTGTAAATTCGCTTTATGCTTTATATTTTTCTCACTGCCCCATCCCCACTTTTTTCTTTCATCGGGTATGGAATTATTACATTTAACTTTTTCTTCTAAAGTGTTTAAATATTCAACAAAATCTGGGAAGAAGAATTGCAATTGGTCTTTTTCTCCACGCTTAGCAAATGAACCACACAAGCACTCACCAGACATATGAATCATATCAGAAACGGGATTCCTAGGGATATCTTTATTAATTTTTCTATACAAATTAATATCGGCTTTTGTCCAATTGACAATCGGAGAAATCCATACAACAGATCTATTACGAACAAAAACAGGAGAGTCTTTTCTACGGGAAGACTCATCTCTTCTTTTACCACTTAAAAACACAATTCTTTGCTTTTTTGGTATATTATTTTCTTTAACAGCTTTTCTTAAAGCCCTTTCTTTAAGTCTTTGATACATTACAAAATGTTGACTTGGGCCAGGAAATCCATTTTCAATTATTAAATTTTCATAACTGTCTTTATCATCAGACATATATGTTTTTAAAGGAATATTGAAATTTAAACAAGTATTTTTTACATAATCATACGTTTGAGAAATACCAATCCCTGTGTTTACATGAATTGCAAAATTTGCTATATCTTTGAATAAATAAAACAATACAGTCGAATCATTACCGCCAGAAAATAAAATGCATGTATTTGACAATTCTTTTTTATCATCTAAGATATGACATTGAACTCCAAGATTGTATATCTCATAAGCTTCTTGAATCAATAAATTCAATCTTAATAAAGCATCATCATCACTTAAAAGTAAGACTTCTTTATTAGTCATTTTTAAGTTTTGAAACTTGTCTAAGTCCATAAATCAACTCCATTGAAAAGCAATCGGTATACCGGATTCCGAGGATTCCTTTTCAAGTTTCTCTTTTTCATACCCATGAATTTTAGTAAACTCAACTCTATAGTTGAACCAGCCAATAACGCCATTCCAAAACTTATCTTCTGTTGTATCGCGAAGTTTAATCAATTCCTCGTCTGTTAATAAAAAGCTTAAAACACCAAGAGGCATGTAAACTGTCAAATCATAGTTAACATCTTTATCAGCAGAATACTTTTTTAGAAGCATCTGATAGTCTTCAACTATCCTTTTAACAGCAGGGCCGGCATAGTGATCAATTGCATCATTTTCATTTCTTATTCTTGGACAAAAATCATCAACACTTGTTATGGTTCCAAAAGATCTACAAACAAGCGGTCTATAACCATATATACTGCATCCACCTTTATAGAAGGCACAATGACGTTCAGTTTCTCCACCAGGCTTCCAGTCATCATCATGCATTGCATCAATTAAATCCTGAATGACACCGCCAATCCACTCATTAGCAAAGTCTTCACCTTTGCTTTCCATGAGGCGATAGCATTCCTGCTTCAAACTAAAAGCAATATTCGCACATTCCATCATGGGAATGGTCAAACCAATTTTACAACAATTACCAGAGCCAAGACACTTGTATTTTGTTTGATTTTGTTTGGCTTCTAAAACACGAACTTGATTGTAAATCATATCAAGATGTGCAAAAGTAGTAATATCTTTAATATCGACACTTCTTCTCATCTAAGTTTCTTACCCTTTTTTTTCAAAGCATTTGCTTTACGCATTTCTCGTCTTTTTCTTTCGACCATCTCTTGCATTGGCGATTTAGGTCTCCTGAGAGTTGTACTCTTCAGATTACGACCTTTTCCTCTATACTTTAAAAGATCATACTTTTTAACCCAGTTGTACAAAGCCTGAGGTGTGACTTTAATGTTATAGGTCTTTTCAAGATGCTTACAGATATCAGTCAAATTCATACGGCGTTTAACATACATCTCGTAAAGAAACTGCTTATCTTTATATGGTTCTAAAGCCATGAGTAATACCATACCACATCCCGATGCCTATTGCGTCGGTAATATCACTATCAAGCCCTTCAGAAACAAAATTTTCTATTTTTTGATCCAAAATATCCTTGACGCGCTGTTTTCTTTCATTACTTAGTCTTTGCTGAATTCCCTTTTTACCGAATTCTTTTTCTATCGATGCAGCCTCTTTTTTAGAAACATTCTTATACCCAATTCCAGATTTCCAAGTTAAAGGATTTACATCAGTTACATTCTTACAATAATCATCAAGAATGCCCCATGTAAAACCAATAATATATGAAATAATACGACTTGATTGAAAGTTCTGAATAAATACAGATTGCTCAATCACGCAAGCATCGGGCTTGTAGTTACCACATATTGCCGGCAATTCATTCTTTATTATTGTAAATTTACGACTCATTTCAGGAGTTGATGCAAGATGTATCTTGCCATAATCTACAACAGTGATATTGTTTTCACTTATATCAAGGACAGACCAAGCGAGCGAATGAGATGCAGGATCTATGGAAAGAACACGACAGTTTTTTACTTTAGAAACAAGAGAAGATATACTCATTGATCTTCACTCCTTAGTTTGGCTTCATCCCAACCCCAAGAAACAAGTCTTTGAATAAATCTCTCTTTTTTGCACCTTTCGCAAATCTTTTCTTTATTATATCTAGATAGTACTGTTGAACAATTCGGCGTAGAACAAACTCTTTTCTTTTTTCTATTACTTTTTGTTGTATAGTATTTTTCTAAAAGTTTTTTATTTGTAACTATTTTTCTACACTCGGCTGAGCAATATATACCGTTATAAGTTTTTGGTATAAAGCTTACTGAACAATCAGTATTTGCACAAAACCTTTCTTTAAAAAGGTTCAAGTCCTTTTTCGTCATTTGTATCCGACCAGCATTGAGAATACAAATCGCAACCCGAACAATTCTTAGAAGTTTTCTTATAAGGCTGGTCGGGTATTGTACCCTCTGTGAAGTTTTTATAAAACTTCCTATATTTAGTAAACAATTTATCTATAAAATCATCATCTTTATCTATAAGAATCGGAAGAATCTGCTGATTGTTCTTATTTTCATAAATAACAAAAGCCTGATCAAGTTCTAGACAGCGCATATAGATTTGAGCCTGTCTATAGTGATCATCTTTAGGCTTATTATAGATTCTACGATACTCAAAACCCTCATTAGAAATTGACTTTAGTTCAATAAGTTTATGGCCATAAAAATCAATAATACCATCAGCAGTACCTTCAATCGGCGGATCAGAATAAGTAACAGGGATTTCTTCTGCTACGAGTATGCCCATATTTTTCAGATAACTATATATTCTTTCATGCACAGCATGACCATTATCAAAAATACGATATGTCTGAGGACTAAAAGAGGATTCAACATCAACCCCATTAAAAAGATAGTACCAGTATCTAGCACATTGATTTGTGTAACTAGGATGGAAACCACCAACCTTTTTGGTCTGGACAGCATTTCTAGACACAAAAGACTGATCAATTTTTTGGATCAACTCTAGTTCTAGGTCGGCTGAGCTTTTCTTAATTTCATCAGTCTTAGTATTCTCAGTCTTAGGAGATTTAAGAGCCTGTAGCGACTTCATCAGTTATTACCCTTTCCAATAATTTTTAACACATTAATATTTTCAACAAGAGCTTCGTACATAGTTCTCCAAACATCATTTACAAACTTATCCTGCTCAGTCATCATGCTAGACTTGCGCTTATAGGCCTGAGATTTAACAATCATCATCGTTCTATAACCAGCAAGAACATTTGCATACTTCAGAGCCTGAGCGCCAACATAAAAATCAGGATTATCTATAATATCCTGAACAATACGCATGCATTCAAGAAACTCTTCAGCCTTATCGCCCATCTGCTCAGAAAGCCAATCAGGGTCTACAATAATATCTGCCATATTTATCCTTTATATCATACCATAGTGAATTACAAATATTCTGTCATAACAGAAGCAATCCAAGAAACAACCGGAACAGCAACAGCATTTCCAATCATCTTGTATCGATTAGTGTTAGACACTTCTTTACCATCAGCACCATATCTAGTGTGATCATCATCAAAACCCATCAGACGCTCGCACTCAATAGGCGTAAGCCTTCTCAAGACCAAATCAGGTGTACAAACACCATGCTGAGAAACGGTATCAAGAGTATAGGACGGGTCATTTGGCTCACCAAAACCCCTACCAGCAGGACCGGCAGAATCAGAACGCCCAATGATAGTACCCTGAATCGGAATAGCAGTAGGATCGCCAATCATAGGAACATTATTACCACCAGTACCCATCCTAGCTTTCAAAGTTGGCATAATACCATCATCATAAACACGAACATCATTGACTCTAGTACCATCCAAAATAAGAACAGTAGAACGAGATTCACTGTTATTATCAAAAGCATTCAAAGTGGGACTAACAGACTCATTAGCCCAAACTTCAGGCGGTAAATTGCCTTCAGCATCACGGGCACCTGACCTAATCACCTTGACAAACGATTCAACATTAGAATGCAAAACAAAGTTTTCATCAGGACGCTTATGACTAGTAGCCCTAAACGTAGAACCACCTTCCTTGTAATTACCAAAACCAGTCTTCCCATACAAGACAGGCTGGGCCACAGCGTTACCAGTACTCTCACGCCTCATCGGTGGAAAAGCATCAAAAGAAGGTTGACAATCAATACCATTCTTGTGGTTAAAACCTATTGCTTCTCCGCCAACAAGTCCAGCGCTTTCTTCAGAGCCGGCGGAAGAGCGTTGCCTCTTCTTTCTGACCTTCTTAAGATTCCCACTGCTGTCTTCGGGGACAGGTAGTATTTGGTTTCCACTTCTTCCAACGATTGCAGGATCGAAACAAGCAATGAGGAAGACTCTACGCCTTCTGTGTGGGATTCCAAACCATTGTGCATCCAACACGTGCCATTCAATTGCCAATGCCCCGATGTTTGCCATTTCGTCAAGGACTGCTGCGAAGTCGTTTCCTTTATTACTTGTGAGGGCACCTGGGACGTTTTCCCAAATAGCGACTCTTGGATATGTATTTCCTGTTGCATTTCTCATCTCCTTAATAATTCTGGTTGCTTCAAAAAACATAGACGATCTCTCGCCATCTAAACCGGCACGCTTACCAGCAACAGACAAGTCCTGACAAGGCGAACCAAAACTAACAACATCAACAGGCTTAATATCAGCACCATTGACACCACAAACATCCAAATACTTATCAGTATCTGGCCAATGATAACTCAACACATTCTGGCAATGCTTATCCCATTCAATTTGCCAAGAACACTCCCAGCCGGCAGACTCAAAACCACGATCAAAACCGCCGATACCAGCAAACATACTACCAAAAGTAATCTTATTCATAATCACTACCTTTAATCAAATCGTTGAAAACATCCCAATCAATAATTGCTACCTTGGTATCAGAATCCTCACCAAGAACAACAGAAATACAAGGATACTTGTAATTAGATCTCCAAGCATCCTTTCTCATCTTGATCCAAGCGTCACGACTTAAAGTAAAAGACGATCCATTATGCTTATAATCAAGTAAGAACTTATGGTAAGTAGCGTCACCTTTGTTGACACCCCGACCCGAATTTTTGACAGCCTTTGCCTTATCACGCTTAATTTCTTCTTTCTCAGTACGCTTCATTCTACCGGCCAGACATACTCAAGATCAACAGGATCATTGAAGAACTGCGAGTAATACTCAAAATTCTTACGCAACAAATTAGAACGATGAGACCTATGAAAATCATAGTTGCCAAACCAAGAAGGCATAACAACATTAGACTCATCAACAACCTCAAAAGACATGGTATTCTTATAACCACGCTTTACCCACTCTGCAATCGTCAAATTCTGATATACCTTCATGGCTTCCTCATAACCCCTCCACATACGAGTAACAGGATGATTCCTCCAGCCTTGACTATCAGTACGACCAAGAAGTACGTTCAAAACTTGAAAAGTCTCAACACGTTGCTTCCCCAGCCGTCTATAATCCAAAACCTCAACAGACTTCTTAAAGTCATCAAAAGGTAAAAAAGTTTGCATATATCCTCCAATCGGTTTTGCACAGTGTACCACACCAGCAACCAAAATTTCCCAATTGCAGATTTATCACAAAATTATTTATCAACAAAAGTTAGCTCTTCGTCCGACAAAGCACGAAACTGACTCTGCGACAACAAAGAAGTATATAGTTTTTCGTCCACAGCCTGGATACGATGATCTGAATCAAATGTTATACCAGTATTTGTTGAATAACTCCCATTGCCTGAATAGTATAAATACAGAGATGAATTTTTATACCCTTCAATTTCATTGAACATCTTAATACCTACACGGCGTATTAGCGATTTTAACATAAAATCACATCTAGACTTCCAGTTGTATTCTGCATACACAGAATCCGCCTGATTATAAAAATATGAACATTCAGAAGATATATTGTTATACACTTTTTTCATTAGTTCAATCATTGAATCAAAATTAGCTAAAACAACATCTCCTTCAAAATATCCAGTATAAGTAGTAGGCCCAATTGTTGAATCTATTACATTATCACCAAGATATTTTTCATAAGAACACCATCTACCTGTCGATATTACCGGCATACCTGTAGCAAGAGCCTGAAGAGGTATGAATCCAAAACCTTCGCCTTCCGATGGATAAACCAAAACATCATGAGAATAAAAAAGATCAATCATTTCTTCATGAGAAAGTGTTTTATAAATTTTCCGAATATTAGGAAGAAGAATTGATAAACCTTGATTGGAACTTCCTTCATGAGTGTGATACTTAAGAGTTAGTTCAACATTTGGATTATTTCCAAAAAGAATAATAAATGCTTGCTCAACCAGATCAGCACGCTTTCTTGGTGAACCGGAGTCAACATGCAAGAATCTAATCTTATCTCCTTGACCACGAAGCTTTGGTTTCCACATATCATCAATGCCATGTTCAAAAACATAAGTAGGAGTTTTAACTCCTGAATTCAAAACAGCGTCAGCCGCAAATTGGTTGCCAACCCATATTTCATCAACACGATTCATTGGCTCAACCCAATGACTCCAAACTTTTGTAGCTTCTAAGTGAGTACCATATATTTTATATTGATGATCATGGAACTTTTTAAAACCAGGTGCTCTTAAGTCCTGCATGTTTTTTAAGTTATACCACTCTGGTTCCATATAAAACATTTGTATTGGCGACTGGCCACCATTCTGAACAACCTGCATTGTTTTATTTCTGTAGGTGAATTCAGAAAAATGTTTGCATATACGATTATACCCGTATGCATAACCAAAAATATCAACAGCATCCTTAATATGCTGATCTGTATGCATTGAAAATATCATCAGGAATTCAAAATAATATTATAGATGTCCTGTCTATCAGACTCAGAAAGTTCTATAGAAGACAGACCATTCCATTTCTTATCTCCATAAGCATACCAAGCGCCTCTGCGCTCAATTATATTTGACTCAACAGCCATGTCAATTAGTTCTCTATCTTGGTCAATACGACCTTCATCAGGTAGAACATAGTAATAACCAGTAGTCCCAATAGTAGGCAACTGCTTAGTCTTCTCAATAGTCCATGTAGCACGCTGACTTAGGATACGGCTTGACTCATCGCGCTCCATTTCTTTTTGCGACATGGAAAGAAAAAGCTTTACAATATTATGCATATTATGATGAACAGTATTACCCATCTTAGCTTTTGTAACAGCATACATACCGCTCAAGTCAATAGTCTGATGGGCAATAAAAAGCATTATATTCTTTTCTTTATGAAGATGATTTACAAGCTTCTGCAAGAAGTAACCCTGAGAACGAGCCTGAAGTCCCATAGCTTTACCACCGTCAGGCTTATCATAAAACTCTTCTTTGATAATATTAGAAAGACTATCAAATAAGAAAATATGCTTTTCATCAGGATGATTCAAATATGGAACAAGGTTCTTTAAAATCTCTTCAACAATAGTTGACTGAATAACTACAATATCATCAATATCGATACCGCACTTTTCCGCATAACTATCAGAGTAAGAATACTCTGAATCAATAATTACCGGCCTATACCCCATCTTTTGTGCCTCAGAAATAATCCTAAAGCACATAGTTGTCTTACCTACGGACGGAGTACCCCAGAATAAATGAGTAGCACCAGTATTCAGTCCACCACCAAGTGCTTTATTCAAACCCAAACTAGGAGTCGGAATAATATCGTGAGTGGGCATTTTATCGCCCTTACGCTTATCAACAAATAACATTAGTTAACCTTTCTTAAAACAATCATTGTTCTTAAATTATAAACTGGGAATCCATCAACTTCAACATTTGGAAGATTTAAAATAAACTTAGCTTCTCTTACAAAAGAAAAGCTTAAATCCATAATTAAACGATTCAATTGATTAGCCGATGGCCCAAACTCGCTAGCACATTCTACTACTAAAACATCAACTTTGCTCAAAAAACGAACTAAATAATCCCATTCATTTTGATTATCTTCAAAATCAAAACCAAGAAGAGCCATGCCAACACTACCATGAATATATGGATTAGAATCGACCCATTCACTAAAAGTTCCATGAAAAGAATTATTTATTGTTTTCAATGGATCAATTGTATAAACAGTAGCATTATGTTTAATAGGCAGCTTTTTTCTAAAAGCACCTACGTCAATAATTGTTTCACAGTCATGCAAATAATGACACGCAATAACTTTTCTAATTTCAAATTCAGAAGAGACCAGATACTCCCATTTCTTTGTATCCATTTTCAACCTCCTTTGGCATTATCAAGCCAGTACCACAACCAATATAAAAATTAATATAATATAAATTATTAGAATCAGCATAATCCTTCATAGCATGAAAAGATCCAATTTCTGGATGATTGCCATTAGAATTATTCCAAGTATCATGAACAGTTATAGCCCAATCGCCTGACATCTTTGCACCATAATTATTTAAATCATCTAAAACTTGATTGTAAGAATGATCAGCATCTACATGTAGATAATTTATAGAGTCAAACATTTCAACAGCATCATTTGTAAGTTTTTTAATTACAGTGACTTCAGGATAGTTTTCAATATTATTTGTATATTCAGGCCTACCCCAAGGGCCCACATCTGCATCGACCAAATAAACTTCTGTATTTTCTATGCAGCCTTCTTTGATAAGAGTCCGCTGTGCTTCTGCCATTAATTTAGGGACAAAGCCTGCGCCAGAACCAAGACACACACACCTTTGTGATTTCAGCATGTATGGCAATATAAAATAAAGACTTCCAGCCCCAAGATGCAATCCATCAGCACCATGAGAATTAGCATATGGGGATGTACTAATTACATTATCAAACATAAGTATCTTTCACCAAATTTTTTCTAGCAATATAATCTTCAATACAGATAATTGAACTGTCACTAGCAAGTTTATACGAATCCAGTCGCGTCAATGACTCTTTTTCAATAATCTTTGACATTTTTATAGCAAACCATCCAGTCTTTGAAATAATATGCTTAACTTTGCCATAAACAGCTGGGAAGATAACAATCTTTATAATCTTCACACCATCCCAAGCGTAAATATTAGCCATGCTTTTACCTTTGGCTGTTACAAATGTTCTCATGCTAAAAACATGAACAAGACTTTTTTCGCTCTCTGATGTACCCATCTCTTCATTATAAAGCCATGAATATTCATGATCCATTCCTTTATCCATCATTTCAATTAAAGACATCAAATCAGAAGAGTGACACTCATAAGCATCGCAAAAAGTATGCAAAGTTCTATCACCAATTAATGCATAAATTAACTGTCTATTTGCTATCTCCGCATTCCGATCACAGAATATCGTGGTTGACCCAGATTGATCTTCTATTTCCACCCGTAGGTATTGAGGCGTTTTCTTTGTAGAACGCACCACAGCCTTCACCACGGTCAAAGGCGAGTTGATTTCATGGAAGTCCGCCAATGGCTGAACGTACTTATCTATCTCATTTTCATCTTGATTTAGATTAATAGCAAAACCCAAGATTGGCAAGTAGTATTTTTCATGATCATAGGCAGATACATGATTTAAACTTTTATAAGCTCCTACTTTATCAAGAGTATCCCTCAATTTAGAATTGATACTTCTTTTGCTACATTTGGCATAAAACTCATCAATTGAATGAAAAGGCCTAAGAGAAAGTATTTCGGTAATCGCAGTATTACCACAGCCCGATACATTTCTTAAACCAAATCTAATTCCTTCATCGTCAATTGTAAAAGATTCATCAGACAAGTTGATATCCGGTGGATTTATCTTGATACCAAGACGATTTGCTTCCATTAGATATGCAGTAATTCTGTCTTGAGCATCCTCATTGTACAATAATGACCAGATGTATTCCATTGGGTAGTGTACTTTCAACCACATTGTCTGGTAAGACACCATAGAATACGCTACGGCATGAGATTTATTAAACATATATAGAGCCGCCATTTCAAACTCAGACCACATTTTTTCAGCAGCCTGTCTTGAAATAATTGCATTACTAATAAACTTATCACGATACTGATCAAATTCAGCAGCATCACGCTTTTTACCAATGATCTTACGAAGTTTGTCAGCCTCAGCCCAACTAAACCCAGCAATACTCACAGCCATCTGCATTAGTTGCTCTTGAAAAATCACAGCACCGTATGTTTCAGATAAAATCTCTTCAACAGATGGATGGGGATACTTTGCTTTTTCAATACCTTTTTTACAATTAATATACTTTTCACCTTGTGAAAGTAATGCACCAGGTCGAACAAGCGCATTACTTACAGCAAGATCACTAAAGTTATTAATACCCATTCTTTCAATAAGATTACGATATGCCGCAGCATCTACTTGGAAAATACCTACTGTATTTCCCTCATCAAAGTTTTTATAAACTAAGTCGTCATCAAGTAAAAGAGATAGACTACTAACATCAACACCATGACGCGCATTTATTTTCTCCAAACAGTCTTTTATAACAGAAACAGCCTTAAGACCCAAGATGTCAACTTTAATTAAGCCGACAGCCTCAGCGTCTTCCATATCAAATGCAGTAACAACTGATCTACCATTATCATCATTACCACGCCTAGTTTCTACTGGGCATACTTCACTTAGCGGAACAGAAGAAACAACCATTCCGGCAGCATGAATGCCAGCAGTACGAACTCTATTTTCAAGTTTACGTGCAATCGGAATAATATCAGGATATTTAGAGTTGAACACCTTACCCTTAGGAGATGACTCTAGTTCATCAAGAGTTTCAAAGAACGGTGTAATATTATTAATTTCTTCAAATGGAACTTGATATACTCTAGCAATATCCTTAATAACACTTTTTGCTTTAAATGTACCATAAATAGAAATAGCCGCAACATTATTGCTACCCCATCTTTCACGAAGATACTGCTTGACCTTATCACGTTGCTTATCTTCAAAGTCTAAGTCAATATCTGGATAGTCATTTCTTTCTGGATTCAAGAATCTAGAGAAGAGAAGGCCATACTTGATTGGATCTACTTTGGATATATCAAGCAAATACGCCAATAAACTTCCACCAACAGAACCTCGACCAGGGCCACGACCAACTGAATTATTATCAGCCCATTTAATCAAATCCCAAACCATAAGGAAATAATCAGAGAAACCAAGTTTGGCAATAATCTGTAGTTCTTCATCAAGGCGATCTCGGTATTCAAGACCAAGACCACGACGATCTAATTCGTAAGTTGATATTTCTTTTAAGTATGAATCCGAATCAAGTGACTTTAAATACTTAGGTAATAACTTTTGTTTTACCGGTATCTGTGCTGTACACTTTTCAGCAATTTCCATTGAAGAATCAAATATGTCAGTTCTATCAATACCAACAGTTTGAAACCAAGATTGGATTTCATCAGCAGATGCTATATATGGATTAATTTGATCAAATCTCAAAAATCTATCAGGATACATAGCATTCATTTTTTCAATGATGCTACCCTCATGCCTCATATTCTCTTTTGCTTTTCTAATGTCACCAGCATTTAAAGATGGGTACTGAGATATCATAAGCAAGACTTCTTCATGACCATGATCTTCATGAGTAGGGAAATGACAGTCGGCAGTCGCTACAGGCTTCTTGTTAAAAGAAGATGCTAAATCAAATAAACCGCTGTTAATCTTTGACGGATTCCAAGCTTGAACTTCATAGTAAAAGTCGTCACCAAATATCTTGATAAAACGCTCAGATAGATATTCTGCTCTACTAGTGTTGCCGGCCTCTATAGCCTTGCATATTGCACCCCCAAGACAGCCTGAAAGGGCGACAATATCATTGTCAACCATATCTTCAAGTAATGCAAAATCAATACGAGGTTTATAGTAAAAATTATCAGTCCATCCCGTTTGAGATGCTTTAAACAGTTTCTTTAACCCATCGTTATTTTTAGCCAAAAGAATAAGATGAAATCTCTCATGTCTCCCATCACCATCAGAATCAACCGAATCAACAAAATAAGCTTCAACACCAAAAATAGGCTTAACACTAGTTTTTTTGCAAGCATCTTGGAATTTAAGAACTCCACCCATAGTGCCATGATCAGTAATAGAAGCAGCATACTGCCCATTAACAGAAGCAATAGATGCAATATCCAATGGGGTTGACATCCCATCAAGCAATGAGTATTCGGAGTGACAATGTAGGTGTACAAAATCTTGCACTTTCATCCAATCTTCATGTCAGTTAAGTTTTTAACCGAATCAAATTTTTCTATTAAGTGACTATTGTACCATGTCTCCATCACTGCGACAGTGGTATTTGTCATAGAACTTACTTTTTTTATTTCGCGAGGATTATCATCAATAAAAAATATTGGTTTAATCTTATCTATAATTTCATATTTATGATACATGTCAGCAACAACAACATCATTATACTGAACGCACCATCCATCAAGCCAAGGATGTATCTCATTTTGTGAGATATCAGAGCGACGAGATGTTATGAATATAATATCAAATCCATTACTAAACCAATCATTTATACAATGCCATGACTCTTTGATTGGCAAAAGATTCTTCCAAAATAAAGGATCTTTATATATGTATTCGACTTCTTCAACACCATCGGGTGTTAATAAAGAATCACTAACTAGATTAAGGTTGTATTCAATACTAGAATTAGCTTTTATGTAATTTAAAACTTGTGATCCGATATCGGTAATAATACCATCCAGATCTAAACATATTGTTTTGTTCATAATGAATAGTGCCGGCAGGCGTAAGATCCTGCCGGCACCACTCCTTTCTCACCAAGAATCTTTGGCGAGTTCACCAGTCGTCAAATACTTTTCCTGATCGGCATAAGGAAGAGTCTTGTAGATATTATCAAGATCATGCATCGGCAGAGACTTGATATTATCAGGCATAGGCGACTGATCCAAGGGGATCAAAGTATAATTTGTATCCTGAGGACCAGATCCAGTGCGTGAGCACTTATAGTAACGATCAGTAATCGTACCAAACTCCTTAGCATACTCAATTAAAATCAAAGCCATATGGCGCTGATTGTAAGTGGTATCCATAACTCTAGGCTCCCAAGTGCCAGGCTCAACTTCAACAGCAATGTTGACAAGCAAGTGCGGCTTCGGTCTCCAACGAGTATCCTTAGCAATCTGCTCACTAGCCCAGCATCTATAGTTGAAGTCCGGTAACTCACGTGTAGAAGCAACTCTCCACTTCCAGTTAATTGGCGAAGTAACAACGGGCACTGTTATGGCAGTACCAACTGCTTCGTCAAAATTCTTTGAGTCTTGTGCAAGTTCTTGACGAAAACGAATCTTAAAAGTATCTCCCGATTGTATTGAGAAAAACTTATTTTTGCTTACGCCTCCGCTTGACGGTATATTTTTTTCTAAGTCTTTAAGTGATTTTACTGAATTAAACATTTCCTACCTACCTCCAATGATTGGTTCTTTATATGTGTATGATTTTTGTATTTCCTGCTCAGACATTTCACCTGGATCTTTAAGATTGTCAGGTATGACCATCTTAAACAGTTCTTTGCCTTCGCAAGAATCTATTATAGCATGACGCATGGCATCGCCAGCATCATCTTTATCTGAAAAAATGATTATTCTGTCGAACCATTTTTTCAACATTGACACTTGATTAGCTGATACTTTTGCACCAAGTGTTGCTACACAATTTACATAACCGGCTTGAATTACTTTTGCACAGTCTAGACTTCCTTCAACAACAATACACTCATCAAATCTCTTAGCATTTTGAATATTGAAGAGCACATCCGCACGCTTGAATCCCTTATTATATAAATAACGAGGATCTTGCCAGTCGTGAACTGCACGACCGATAAGGCCAACTATTTCATACTGTGTATTTCTAACAGGAATTACAACACGATCTTTAACTTTAGAGTATCCTATTTCAAGGAATGATAATGTTTCCTTAGTAAAGCCTCTTTCAATCAAAGATTGCAAGTTTAACAACTCTTCACTATTATAATTAATCCTTATTGAATCAAGAGTCAACTCTTCCTCTTTTGGTGGATTTAGTGACATTTCAAGTTGATACTGTAAATTGACAGGATCAACAATATTTTCACGACCATAAGATTTGCCAGTAATATGCTTATATAACTGCCTAAAGTTACCTTTTTTATCACAAGATGGATTGAAGCACTGCCATAATCCTGTTTTAAGATTTATATAAAATGCAGGACTATGAGTGTTTTTGTGAAAAGGGCAGTATATCGTAGCTTCTTTTCCAGTTTCAGTTTGAATATTTATATTAAAAGAATCAAACAGGCTTCTAATATCTTGCTCTAAGTTATTTGATGAATACAATTTTAAACTCAAAAGTTTCAGTTTCTTGCTTATAATCAGTATAAAGCTTTGTTGTTGTAAAGTCACCAATTGATGATCTTATTTCATCTTCGATCCAAGGTCTTAGTCTAATGATTGTTTCAACATCACGACTAGTCCCATGTGATACATGAATAATTGAATCATTTTTAGTACTCATCACAGATCCCATTCCTCACTCCACTTTCCTGTTTCAAGATTCCATCTAAGATAGAATCCAAAATGTGTAGCTCTTCTAACTTTTCTAGAAACAACCTGAAATAGATCAGAGTTATATTCGCGATGGATGGCCAAAACCAAGTCAGCATCATAAGCCAACTGCTTAGACCAAGCAACTTCTTCAAGCTCCGGTGGTCTTTCACTATGACCTTCACTCATCGTAACAGCCGCAACGTCAATAATCGGAATATTGTTCTTTACAGCAATACGCTTGAAAGCTTTAGATAGATTCTTGGCCTTCTCAGTTTCATTCCTAGCACCACTAGAGTCATCAAAAAGACCATGATAATCAAGAATCACCATGTCGGGTTGGTACTGATCAATCTTAGCCTGCACCATGTTCTGGTCTGCTGTCTCTAGCCCCTCCGAGGTGATAAGATAAATAGGTTGCTTTCCTTCAAATGTTTTAGCAGCCCATTGTTCATATCTACCAACAATACTGGCATTAGCCTTTACTAAATCAGTATTTGTAAAGTTACCTTCGCCATTATTTAGTAAAGTATCAAGCCTTTGACCTTCTTGAAGTTTATTCATCTCCAAAGAAATAATCATTGGTCGATAGCCTGCTCTCCAAGCATTAGCAGCAAATAATCTTGCTATAAATGATTTACCAACACCTGTCCAGCCAAGCAAAACAATAAAGTCTCCAGCCTGCCAACCACCAAAGACCTTATCAATAACAGAAATACCGCTAGGAATGCCTACAATATCTTTGTCGGGATTGAGTGATCTTTCTTTTAATTCATTGAAACGGTCACGCCATTCACCGGCTAAGTCTGTATCTTTTAAATTGCTAGAATACTTATATAGTTTAGAAGTATTCTCCATTAAAAAAGACAAGGCTTCTTTAGGACCAAGTTCACCAAGCATTGAATGGGCCTGAGCAACTATTCTACGTGTTTGTAGTGCTAACGATTCACGCTTTGCTTGTTCAATATAATAACTTAAAGGCTCAGAAGAATTGATAAATTCAAAATCACCAAAATGAGATTTAATCGTATCTTTTGATGGAACCTTGCTGTGCTTATCATAGTGACCAAGAATAAAATTCCAAATATCACGGTATTCAGAAAATACACCATCAACTCCCTCGTTAACTGCGGAAACCATGTCACCGCTTTCAACAATAGAGTTTATTAATCTCATCTCATAGTTCATCTTCAAGCAACTTTCTCGTATCTGCTACAACCTGTTTAAATTTATTTATTGAACTCTGCTCTCTTTTTATCTTGTCAACCAAATTTCTTGATTCAAGAGCAAAGTTGAATACAAGAATCGGGCCATCATTAGTATCAATGTACCATTTGATGGCCATCAACAAATCATCGCTATCATAATGCTTTGCTAAACTATCTGCAACATCATCTTGCCTAGGAGAATCTGGAAGAAACAATTTCCCTTTTTCTTCACAAAAAACTCTAAAAGCAGATACAACATCACTCCCAATTATTGTCATTTACATCCTCAACTTTTTTCCATTTTGACATTAAACGATCAAACTCTGTTGTGCCGGCTACAACTCCAATAACTTCTTCTAATTCAGAATTATATAATATACATTCGTTAACGACAGTACATTTTTTGCACCCATTAACAGCATACTCAATTTTTTCTAAATTATAAGAAACCCAATGGGAGTGATGATTGTCATTGGCACAAATAGCTTGATTTCGCCAATTCACTTATCTAACTCTTTAAGCTTTGCTTCAATCTGCTCATCAAGAGATGCCCAAAGCTTTTGCCAAGAGGATTCATCATCTAAAGACGAAGCCAAAATCTTTGCCCCTGCATCTAAACGAAGTGACTCATAGTTTCCAAGATTTTTGGTGATTCCAATGGAAGCCCAAATTTCTGCTTTGTCATTATCAATCATAGGTTATCCACCTTTTGTTTAAGAGAAACAATGCTGTTTCTAATGTTGTTATTTTTTACGCTGACAGGTCTACCAGGTGACCTGCCAGAGAAGAATGCTACCACATCAAGAACCTCAGATTCGCTGTAGAAGCGCCAATTTTTATAACAATTTTGCTCATCATCAATAACAAAAGATGGTTTTGGAAGCAAACCATTCTTTTCATACTTTCTTATTGTGTCAGAGCGTTTGTTTGTAATTTTAGATAACTCACCAATTGTATACAAACGACTAAGTAAAATTTCAGATCCAGCAAGAGGCACCACTTCTTCTACTTCTATATTAACAAATCTAACAATAATGCTATTAGAAGATTTGTGAATTTTTTTGACTTTTACAAGTTGTGCTTTGTATAAATAAAATTTATTTTCTATAATTTTATTTGTTATCATTTTGAATCTTCTTTTGAGTTTGTTCAATAAACTTTTCAAGTTTAGCAACTTCAATATCTACAGAATGAGCACACTGAATACAGGTGACATCAACCCATAACTCACCTAGACTATAATATTGTTCACCAATATATTTAGTACCACCGCATCTTTTACATATCCAATTTATTGGCGGAAACTTAATCACCATACACCGCCTGTTCAAATGCTTCAATTTCTGGTGTAGTCATATGTTCACCGATTATCCTTATAGATAAACCATAGAGATCATTGGCAATATTACGCCAACGGTCACGATCTGCTCGCATCTTTTCAAACATCACTCTTAGGATGTCAAAATCGTTTTCACAGTCTTCTAGTTTATATGCAAAACTCTCAGTCACCACGCACCGCCATTACAACCAGCAGTTATACTCAGCAGTAACAATGCCCTTTTCAGGATGGACAAACATCAAAGGTTGTGAGGGCTGACCAATTGCAGCCAAACGTTCCATAGCGTATGTGTTTGTAGACTCAGGGCTACCAGAGATTCTGAATTGAACCGTATTAAAAGTAAACTTAGTAGGGGTATGGAAATGTCCGCAATAAACATCATTAAACTCTTCAGGGACAGCACCAATCTTCCATCCATAAACTTTTTTCTGGAATGCATATAAAGTAGAAAGCGTACCAAACTGATCGCCATGAATTAGCATTGATTTGTAATTGCCAATCTCATCTACAGCATACCAATTCCTATCACCTTTACCGTCTGGAATATTAAATGATATGCGCTTTTCATTCTCATACATCAACTGAACGATACGATATAGCATTCTATCGGCATTGGTTTCAGGATCATGATCTCGGCGCGATCTACCGCCAATAGCACCGTGATTACCAATAACACCGACAAAGACAACTTTTTCAAAGTTCTGTAGCATCTTGTCAATAAACTTACGCATAATTCTAGGCCCATCAACAGTCACTTGACGATATAAGCCTCCATCGACCAAGAAGCTTTGACCTGGAAAAATAAGTTCACCTTCAACAATGTCTCCAAGACACCAGATATGAATCTCATTAACAGGATGATCTGCTCTTTGAATATTTGTTAAATCAACAACTTTCTCTGCAAATCTTTCAATTCTTTCTTCACAAACAGAAGAGTTGTAGTCAGGAGTGACTTTTGCCAACTGCCAATCGGCAAGGACTGCTACAGCAACCTCTTGATTCTTGTTAGCTTTCTTAGATTTAATACCAACAAAATTTCTTTCAACAGGAGGCAGTGGATTCTGAGAAACAACATCTTTAACGGCCATATAAACAGCATTAACAATCTCATCTTGTTTAGACTTTATCTTTTCATATTCAGAAAGTAGTTTTGCATATGCGACCTTGAGTTCGGGTCTGTCGGAATCCAAATCAACAGGAACGTTCACAAGACCGTTTTCCTTCCTAAATTTACAAAGACCCAATGAATCTATAGATTTACGGCAGCTAGGATGGGCGTACCTTTGATTAGCGGAGTTAGGCTCAAACTCTAAATCGCAATTATTTCCTTCACATTTTTTCACGGTGCCTCCTTCAGGCTTCCGTCTATCGTATCACACCTGAGGGGAAGGAATCAGTCATTAGGAATATTTTTTTGAATAATTCTTTTTCGTGAAATATCACGTTTTTTTGTATGGGGCTTAGTGCTTTTAACAGTTTCTCTCTGTTTATCTCTTTGAGCTTGGGTGGGCTTTCTGCCTTCCATGTGTATGGCACTATGTTCTTTATGAAGACATAGAAAAAAATTTTCTATTCTATTATCTGTTTTAATTTCATTTATATGATGCACTGTCTCCCAAGGCTGTAAATATCGACCAAGATAATTTTCCATGACCAATCTATGCTCATAAACATAACCACGAATATTACGTGGATGGTCTGGCAGGAGGACTCTCACATATCCTTTATCATCAATATACTTACCGCCAGCAAAATTAGGATTACTAGCTCCACTATTGTTTTTTGAAGACCATTGAATATCTTTACGCTTAGACGCTAACTCTCTACGAGCAGACAATTTTAGACACCGCCAGCGTCTTCGACATAAATCTGAATAGGAGCACTAGCATTACCTTCAATTCTCCAGTTAGGAGCATTATTCGTATTAGCGCCAGCAGTGCGTGCAACAGTTAAAAAGAAACTCTGGTTAGTTAAAGCAGATCCAGTAGTCTTAAGCACGCTATACGTGCCTAAACCTATTTTGCTTGGATAAGTATTAGACTTTACTGCTTCATTAGCAATATTAGCAGGTAATCCCGTAGATACGTTAAGGAGCGAATACGTATGGGGAGTTACTTCCCAGTACGCCAGTTTCTGCTTGCCAGAGTCTGCTAGGCTAGTGCCATTATACACAGTTATAACATACTTGGAATCCTCCGCGCCGGCAGAAAGCACAGAAATTGCTGGAATGTTTACAGTTATTTTATAATATCTATTTTCGGCAATAGTAACTCGTCTATCCGAGCCGCCAGTACCGCTTTCGTCTTTAAGATAAATAATTTCTGTTTCAGCAAACGTAGAATAGCCAGTCGAGTTAGGAACTTGAGATGTTAACTCGTTCATTCTAATAACGCCAGTTGCTTTATCATCAATAACATCTTTAACTTGCTCAATATTGGTAGACATCTGAGCAAGGCGAGCTCCGGTTATAGGAGTTCCATCAGTCCAAGAAACAAAATTATAGTTTTCGTAAGCCATATATCTCCATTATACTACAAAAATGATTAAAAATGTATTGTGCCTCTATACTGGTAGTTTAATAGTTTACCCTCAATCCAAGACTCAAAAAGAGGAGTGATATTCGGGACTCCGGCCGGTCTGTTTTGTGCATCAGGATTTCCCTGTAAATAGAGAGCAACATGAGTATCTGGGAAAGATTCAAGAATTTCCTGCTTAACCAATTCTGGCATCTCTAATTTTTCAAGAATAATTTTACTAAGTTTTGCAGCAGGTTCCTGATTATTAAATGGCTCATCTGCAACCATACTCCATTCAATTATTAATTTAAAAAGTTCACCAAGAGTTCTTGCATGTCTTTGCGGATGAAGTTTAATAAGTTCATTTTCAACCCATTCAGAATGAATTTTTTTATCAGAGCCTGGTGCCCATCCGTTATCTATGGCATCACGCTGCCATTTTGGTAATGAGTCATATTGACGCTTTAAAATATCAGATTCTGACTCTTTCCATTCCGAATAGAGTATATAAAAGTGTGGAGAAAAGTCAATTATTGGAGTTAAAAATTGTATATTTTCAATCTTCATTCCTAGTGGTAATCTGTATGGATTACTAGGGTTCCAATCTAAACATACCGGTCCATATGTATTGTTATCGCACCTAGACTCGGATTGGTTGTATCTACTGATTTCAACCACGGATGTAAAAGAAAAAACTCCAACATTGTCATCTTGGTCTACTATTTTATCGTAGTAACCAATATTAGCTTTACTTGAACCATAATTTTTAAGCCCCATTACTCATTACTCCTTCAATATTTTCAATTTTGATTATAAGCTCTTGAACAGCTTTTGTTAATATACTAACTATACCATTTATATCATAAGATGAAGCAACAAAATTAGATGGATTGTCAAAATCAGAATCATTTACAGGTCCATTTTCGTATACATGGTCGTAGTTAATAAGCCCTCTATCTACAGATTCCACATCTTCAACAATAAAACCAGTCTTAATGTCATTATCTTTTAAATATTTTATAATATTAGAGCTATTTTCATTAACTCTAAATTTAAAAGTAACTGGATTTAATAATTTTACTTTATTTATTGCATTCTCTACAGATTGTATGTCGTATTTGTACTCTCTTCTTGAAACTGCTCTTACAAATTGACCTGAGCTATATAAAATATTTGATCCAGTTCCAGTTGGTAATTGTGCAAACATGGATACATTAGATCCACCATTGTAGATGTAAAATAGTGGACTTGCATCAAAAAAATTAGAGCCAGTATGTGTTATTGTTCTAATTCCTAGAAATGGATCAACACCGCCAGCAATAGAGCCGGCGTTAACACCAGTATATTTAAAATACACAATTCCACCACTAATATCTGTTAAACGAGTTCCATCATCAACTTTGACACTATTTCGCAGCGTCACGCTTCCCTGTACAAAACTATTTGTACCCAATGCAAAACTTGCAAGATTACCTAAAATACTTTTTATATAGCCATTAGCATTGAATGCCGAAGCTCCAGCATTAATATTTGCGTCAGTAATTGAACCTCCACCATAAGATGCACTAGTAAACGAAGAACCAGTAGCAACAATATAGCCATTAGAGTATAAAGTAGTAGAACCACCAGAAAGCGTTGTGCTTGAAATAGACCAACCACCAATATTCCCGCTATTGGCGGTTAAAGCACCACCATTTGTAACCCTAAAAGGCGCTGAAAGGAATGTTCCATTACCCAAAGACATACTGCCGTTTGAATAAACTTTAAAAACATTAGGATCAGTACCAATTGTCAAACTACCACCAGTAATCGCTCCATTAGAAACAGAACCATTAGCAAAAGTACCACCAGCATTTATAGTTCCAGTAAAGTTTCCAGAAGTAGCCTCAATCTGGCCTCTGACAATAATATTATTGTTAAATTCAGCACTGCCATTGCTTCTAATTTGCCATCCAGTAGTTCCTAAAACATAGTTATTACTGCTAATTGTGTCTCCAACTTGGACAACATTAATTGCTAGTTCAGCAGCAGTAATTGTATTAGATGCTATCTCATTAGCAGTAATTGTATTTGCAGCTATATTGTTTGCAGTAATTTCGTTAGCACCAATATGTACACCCCTAACAGAATTCTCTAGCAATTCGATGCCGGCCGGCGCTAATATCTGGGTTGATATAAAATTAGCAATATATTGATTAAATCTATTTTGATTATTTTGTCTAGTTATATCTCTTTGGGCATCCTGACCAGATGTTGTATTATCAGTACCAAAGTCAAAAATGCTGTATTTACTAAAATCAATAAGTGACGAAGAAACTCCATCATGTTTATGGCCGCCAGATCTAAAAAATCTTATTGCTGACTCAGATGTGCTAGTGTTTGCTGGCATTACACGACCTTCCTTAGTGTCATACTTTGAGAGTAATCAGATCCAACAGATGTAGAAATAGAAACAATCCAATAATCACCATTAATTATATCAAATTGATCAAATGAAGTTATTCTAATTCGATCACCAACCTGCAAAGTTGGAATTAAAACAGTTCTAACCTCAATAATCGGGATAGGTTCGGATAATTTTTCTATAATAAAATCGGCAAGCGCCTGGGCTTGAAGAGTGTCTGTTATATAAGGGCTGTCAATAACAACCTCTTTAAGACCATATTTTCTTCTATTTTCAGAATTAATAGCTTTTTGTTCAATAATTTGTGATTTGTTTTCACTAACCTCAATGGGTATTCCGGCTATGGATGTAAAAGCAACTTTTTCTGTTATTGGATTTGTACCTTCTGCAAAAACAATTGAATCGGATTCAATATTTTCTGACGCAGATATAATCAAATTCCCCTTGAATGGCGAAGCCGACCAGTGAAGTATGTTAATCTCATCTGGATCTTCAAACAAAATACCTGTAATAAAAGGATTTTTTACGTTCAAAGAAGGGGATTTATCATATTCAAAATTAAAATACCTAACCTCCCTAATCAAAGCATTTGCATTGTGAGAAGCAATAGTTGTCCCCAGCGCCCCTCTTTCAATTGAAAGAAAATTAAGTTTATCTTTATTATTGTATTTAATAATTTCATTATCTATAATAATATATCCCGCATTGGAGAAAGGAACAAAATCAAAACCACTACACGGAATTGAAGTAACAGCATTAGAATTACTTACAGCACTAGTCAGCGTAATAACACCAAGAGTAGTATTATCAGGCGCTCTCCAGATTGGCTGAGTCTGTGTAGTATTTGAAGCAATACCTGATACTTTAACAATAACACTATTAACTTGAAGATTTTTATCTATTGAAGCCTCAGATATAAAGGTTGTGTCGGCAATTTCTTTTTGAACGTTTGCATGTTGATCAATAGAGCTTTCAAAAAAAGCATAATAATGATCATACTTTATAAAATCTTTTTCATCAATAAATACTCTACCTAATTCAGCAAATGAAATATCTTGAATTGTTTGATATATGGATTGATTTATGCCGTACAAAAAAGGAAATTTTTTAACTTCTTTAATTTGTGTTTCGCGATATCTTTTTAAAACATCAGAAGATGACATTGCCTTAGGATAAATAATAAACTCATCAATTCCAAGTTGCACCCCTTTTGAATCAACCGAGTTGGTCGGTTTCACAACCCCAGTGCCATTAACAAAACTTACACCTCTTCCGCCAAACGCAAGATCGTTTTGACCAAATTCTGGGTAAACATTAGCGGCCAAAGTGGTATTACCATGCTTAACACCATCAACATAATAAGTTAAAACTTTACTGTCATTATCATATGTTGTAATAAAATGATTCCAACCATTCGGATCTGGAAGAATAGTTGTACTCGTTATTGTTGCAGTACCAACGGCATTGTTGGAAGAATTTAATGTTTTAAGCTTAACACCATGACTTGTTGAGTTAGAATGAAAAAATTCAATCCCAGCAGTAGAGCTAGCATTTGACCAACTACTAATATATTCACCGCCAACATTCGCAAAAGAAACAATATGTTCTATACTCCAGTTGCGATATGGATTAATAGAATCATCAGTTATATCCCATGAAGAGTTATATGGAAGTCTAATAAAAGAATCAACCGTAGCGCTATTTGCAATAGGTTCAAGTTCAACACTTTTATCGGTAAGATCCCATGATATAGATGGAAGTTGTTGAAAAACAACGCTTGGTGTCGCTATAGCATTATTTCTTTTATTAAAACTATTAATATTAGTTTTTGATCCAATATGATCTAACACAATATTGGTAACCAACTCATTTGATTCTATAACTGTTCTTCCGGCACCAATTGTTAAATTTAAATCAAAAAGATCGTTATTACCAGAATGATAAAATTCCAATCTAATTTTGTATGGCACACCAGAAGTAAACGACGCTACACCAGAAGCATACGTTAAAACTGTATTTTCATTCCATGCATCAATAACTAAATTATCATCAATATAAAGCCTGGCTCCACCCTCGTCTATTTCAATACCAATTTCTTCATCAACCACAGTATAAATTGGGACATAGTAACCATCAAAAACACCCTGATAATTTTTATCATTTAAAAGTGCATCATCACTAGACAAAGTATATCCACTTAAATAAACATTAGATTTAAAACCGACAAAAGAAGGCGTAACAGAAGAAGCAAGACCAAGAGCCTTGTCTAAATCAGACAACTCTTTCTCATTAATATCTAATTGCAAATCTTTTACAGTACTTTCAAACCCATCAGGTGGTTGATACACCCTAAATCTAAGCCCTTCACCAACATAAATAGGACTTCCGGTATTTTTATTTTCATCATTAAATTTTAAATGCAATATAGCATCATTTAAAACAGCAGAATCTTGAAATCTATCATATTTAATAAATTTATTATTTGGAAAATTAGCAAAATATAGTAATTCTTTTAAAGCATCTCCGACAGTTGTGTTTTCTTTAAAAAATCCTTTTTCAATAACTTTGTCATTCAAGAATTTAAATCTATCACCAAGTTGAAGATTGACTGTCATATCAGCAGAAGAAGACGATATATCCTCAATAAAATATGTTCCTATTTCAACATACTCAAATGGATCAAAAGTTATAGTTGCGTTTTGAGAGTGAGAAACTGAATCGGTATTCCCAAAACCTCTTTCTGCAATTTCTAAAGAAACATTATCAATCTTCTTTTTTACAAGAATTTTTTCTTCAGAAAATTTATCTTTATCAATAGTGACTATGTAATAATTTGACTCAAGGCCTGTGTTAGATACATCCCCACTAGGGAACTCTGTTGCATTATTAAGATATATGTAAGAAGCACCAGAAGAAGCAAGATTTGCAGTTAAAAAGGATTCTACGGTTAAGCCTTCAGACTCATACGATTTCCAGCCATAGCAAACATTAACTTTTAAATCTTTTTCTAAATACTTACCATACTCAGAATTTGTATTAAGAATATTAAATTTTTTATCTGTATTATCAATTACAAGATCACAGGACGACTGAGATGAGCCGGCGATGGGCAAAGAAGTTTCATGCAGATCTCTGATGCGATTATCGCTTATAGAAACAACATAATCTGATATATCTAATTCATAAACAGGAGACACGGACATTATTCTGGAATAATCAGGCGTATTTTTATTTGACACTATAGTAACAACAACTCTTGTAATATCCGTATAAGTACTATCAAGATTAACGATTTTTTCAAAACCATTATTATCAAATGATAAAGATTTTGTTAAAACATTAACATTACCACTTCTATAAACATCTATATTAAAAGCATTAACCTTGCCCAGCTCATTAGATGTCACAATTTTAATTTTATTTGCTACTGTAGCATCAAATGATATATCTAATGTTGGATATGCAGCCCAGTTAATATTTTTATCCTTTGATCTCCAACCATATTTAAAATCACCGGACAAATCAGATGGCATAGCATAAAATTTACCATTTGCCGTAATGACTCTTCCTCTAGAATCAAGATCCCCAGCAACAGCCCAAGGGAAAGACTCATACTCGGCACCGCTAACAACTTGTGTTTTATCAAAATAATAACCTATTGAGCCAGCAGTGTTGGTTGTATGATCATTATTTGTAGTAACAACAACATTAGATAAATGCCTACCATCTCTTAATACAATAGTAACTTTAGGTTTTACAAACTGAGAAGGTGCAATTGTTGCAGAATTAAAAGCATTACTAAGTGTTTTACCATTAAAGTCAATAGTCTGCATTTATACCTCTTGAAAACTTATAGAACAATTCCAATAGTATTCATCATTGTTCAAATCCCTTCTAACAAGTTCTTCAGAATAATTTGTCACTAAAACAGTATAGCTTGTTTCTGTATAAGAAGTAAGACCATTGGCATCTAGATTTCTAATTTTTAAAGTATGAGATCTGGGATCTAGTGCTATTTTTTTAACATAATCCCGACCGGCCTTTAGGTCAACGGTGTTTTGCTGTTTTCCAGGCAGAAATGACCAATCAATATTTATAATTCTTTTATTATTTGCAATATTAAAATAAACACCTTTTCGACCATTAGCTCTTTCATTTGTTACATAGTTAATATTATTAGAAAAAGATGTTTTTCTATTGTGCTCTGAAAGCGGGATGGAATCAACAGAAAACATCGGTTTAATATCCGATGTATCCTCCAGAAAAGCAGATTTTAAAACATCTACGGAACTAACAAGAAAAGATGAAGATCCGCCAGTAGAAAAAGAAGTAATGGATACAGTAGCCATCAGATTTCCTCTAGCACCATGTCTACATCAAAATACCTGCATTGACTTTGTATAACATTTTTTAACATAGTTTCATTATATGAGGATAAAAGACAGGTATAGTTGTTCCATTCATCTTTTCTATCATTTTGTATAGATAATGTAACAAGTGAGCCGGCTGTAACAAGTGAATACAAAAAGTCCCTACCAACTCTGGTATCAACAGTTTTTGCGGCTTTATCTGGTAGATATTTCCAAGAAAAAGAAAAAGAGTTTTTAGCCGGCTTATAAAATCTTTTCATAGAACCAGATGCAATACTGATATCAGTATTTTGATATATTGGTGAATCTGAAAATGCTCTATTATGCTCTGTGATTTCAGTATTATTAATTTTTATTAAAGCATTCAAAGTCATCACATACCCCTAGATAGACCAGAGTAAGTTGTTACAACCCTATTCTCCATACCAGCAGACTTTTGTTTAGCCGGCAAAACATTCATATTGTATTGCTTAAGCATAGAATTAAACCACTCATCTTCACCAATAAAGTTTTCAACATAAATATTAGTTGTAGTAGTTGAGGAAGAAGTACTAGCATATTCAGGTGTTCTAGTCTGAGGCGTAGCAAATCTCATCTTATTAAGATTTTCTAATGCAGCATAGCCAATGTTTTTGACAGCATTTGAATTAATAACATACTCACCACCATGCAACATGGCCGGAATACCCTGCGAACCAAACCCAGGAACAACATAACCACCAGCCCCAAATTTCGGAACACGACCACCATATCTTAGTGAATAGTGAATCTGGAAAAGACCAGCAACGCCGTTATCGCCAGCATCTTTTAATTTTTGAAGCTCCAATCCAGCTTTTGCATGTTTTTGTTGAGCAGTTCTACCCATCTGACTCATATCAAATTGAAAAATATAATTAGCTGCTTTTTTAATTAAAGCTTCTTTTTCTTGAGCGTTAAGTCTCCTCAATGTTTCAGAATTTTTATTCTTTTCAAAATTTGCCCTAGTTTGTCTTAATATAGCATTATAAGTTTCTGATGACGGCGCACCCCTAGTGGGCGTTGTGCTAGGTTCGTTATCACCAGCACCATCATCACCAGCAGCATCTTCTGCTTGATTCGCCAAATAATTAGCAACAGAAAGCCTAGCAAGCATCACATCAATTCTAGTAGCAAGACCATCAACCATACTACCAACAGCACCAACTGTTCCTGTAATTTCTCTAATCAAAGTTGTATTAGCAATTCTTATAGCCTCTTCAAACACAGTGAAAGGATTGTTTTCTTCTAAAATAGCAGCAATAGACTGCATCGCCGGTAAGAATATTGACTCTCCAATAGTTGAAAAACCAGCCGCTAAATCAAAAACATTATCAACAATTCCAGCAAAAGCAGCACTAATAGACTCTTGACTACCAACCATTTGACCTTCAATACCAGTCAACATCGCAACAGTTGCGCCAACAACTGAATTTTGATCAGATGCATCAGTTAAACCATATTTAGCCTGTGCAGTAGTAATCAATTGATCCAAAGAAGTTGCAAAAACACCAACAGCCTCATTGGGAAGAGCAATATTTTCAGTCATGCTGTTAAGCATTTCTTCAAATATTTGAGAATTTTCTTGAGCAACCCCAGAAGCAGCCGTGTTCAACTGATCCAGCATTGATCTATATTCTTCAATTGTTTGCGGCGGGAATTGTGTTATCTTTTTAGCAGCATCCTCAAAGCCCTTTATTTGCTCATCAAAAAACTTTCCCGCCTCATCTTTAGCAGCACTAATTGCATCTTTAAGAGCTTGCAAGTTCTCTTCAGCAAGATCTTTTCTTCTGCTCTCGTCAAGTTTGGCAAGATCCTTTGTGTAATCAAGACTGTTCTTCTGATCTTCAAGAGCCAAGACTCTTGCGTCATCAATACGGCCTTCATAAATAGCAAGAGCTCGTTCTCTCTGGTAGTTTTGCATTTGCAAGGCGCGTTCATCAATCATCCGCCTACGTTCAACTTGATACTCTTTTTCTTTAGTTAGTGATTCTTCTGCTTTAGCAAGCTTATCTAATGTTTCAATCTGGGTATCATAAACAGCCAAAGCAGCATCTTTTTGACTCTGAAGGGCATCGTTTAAGCCTTCAACAACATCCTGAACTTTCTTAGAAACCTCATCAAGAACTAAGTCAACAAATCTTTGTTTTAAATCATTCAAGAACTTTGCAAGCTCACCGTCGGCTTCGTTATACACCTTATCCAAGCCAGCAGCAATCGGATCTGTAAAAGCATCAGCATATTCTTTACCATAATCATTTGCGTCCTCAACAATATTCTTTCCAGTACTATCCATTAAAGACTTAGTGCTTTCAATAATCTTATCAAGCATGCCTTGACCCCATTGACCAAGTTTTTCAATTGCTTTGACACCAAAACCAAATCCAATGTCAATGGCTTTATTTACAACTTTGCCTAAACCATCAACACCATCAGCAGCAAGCTTCACAGCACCGGAGACACTCTTGCCGAAAACCTCAACGGTCTTTTTTAAACCATCAGCAATATTGTCTATACCCAGTAGTTTTCCAAGTCTTGATCGTCCAATAGAACCTACAGTTTTATCAATTAGCTTTATAAACATTCCGGTAATAAAATCAATGGCTTTAGCAAAAATTCTTATCATTCCAGAAGCAACACCAGTAATACCTTTAACTATAGCCTTATATACACCAGCCATAATCTTAAGCCAAGTTGTAGCAATTTTAACTACAATTTTAAGAATAACATTGGCAAATAAAGCTATTCCTTGAGCCATTTGACCAAGCCCCTTTTTCCAGTCACCCTTGAATATATTAATTAAACCTTGAATAAACTTTGTGACTCCACGAATAATATTTATTGCACCAACAAGCATAAACTTTAATGCTGGCACAACATACTTTTCAAAAAAGTCTTTTACAGCACTAGCTACTTTCATTAGAGTATCGCCTAGACTACTAAACTGACTTTTGGCATCAGAAGCACCAGTCATCATGGTTAAAATAGTATGAATAGCGTCTTTGATTGGTTTAATAACCATTTTTACAACTTGAGCTAAAATTCCAAAAGCAGCAGAGAACTTCTTCTTAATATCATCTCCACCTTTACCCATAGTTCTAAAACCATTAATTAAGTAAATAACAGCAGCGGAAATTGCAAGAATAACAGCAGTAATACCCATGCTCATAAATACAATTTTAACCAATTTCATGATATTCATAGATTTCAACAAACTCATAGTAAATGCTTTAACAGATTTAGCCATCATTACAAAAGCATTTTGTTTTCCACCAAAAGCCGCTTGTGTTGTTTGATACTGCAAAGCCGCAAACTGAGCTTCGTAAATAGCCTTTTTAATGGCTTTGTATCCAGTAATCTCAAGAGCAAAATTGGTTACTCTTGCAACCTTACCACCAATATTTGTAGTAGCAAGTTTGGCATTTAATGCTTGAATTTGAGCAATTCGTGCTTTCAATACAGTAACAGCTTGTTTTGTTCTGGCTTTAATCACTGTAACAAAACTAGTAAGTGCTTGTTTAGGATCAGTAAATAGTGTATGAAAAGCCTGACCTAGTTTACTACTTTTAATTGCAGTACCAACTTTAACCAATCCGGCTTTAGCAGTTAAAGCCATCTTCTTAAAGCCATTACCAATCATATTAGTCGTATTTAAAATACCATTCTTTATTGCGGTAAGTCTTTGACCTTTTGTGAATAAACCTTGGAATCCATCCATAAACTTATCCATCGCCAGCCCAATAGAGTTACCCATTCTTTTTATTGCTGGAACCATTGCATTAAATCCATTTACAACAGCATTCTTTACAGCCTTTGCGCCTCGTATAGCATTTCTCTTCATGGCTTCATAAGTAGGTGTTAAACGAAGCTTCATTTTCTGCAAAGCACCTAAAATACCACCCTCAACAATTCTTCTTTCTTGATTGGGTGTTAAAGCAACGCTCCTGTAGTAATCGCCAGCAAACTTTCCGCTTTTTTGTTTAAACAAAGAAGCCATCTTATAGTTTGCCTGAGCAACAGGCGCTCCGGGTCCAGAAATAGGAGACTTATCATAAATAAGCCCCTTAGCAACGCCTCCTGTAAATCTTCTATCAACAGCCTGCCTGAACATACGAGTTCTTGTAGTCCCAAACCTTTTCATGGCTCGTTTCTCAGCATCAGGATCAAAACCAGGACTTGTTGGCATAATATTCACAAGACTTTGATCTAAACCAAGACGAGCCGCTCTACGCATAGCAACTTTAGTTATTGTTTGTTCACGTGCTATTCTCGCAGCAGACATTCTTGATGATATTGGTCGAGAACCTTGATCTAAAAGCCTTTGGTTGGTAGCTGCGCTAACTGCTGAACCTATATCTCTCTGGAACATTGTTGGTGGTAAACCGAGAGCCTGTGATTGAGCAAGAGGCTTTGCAATTGCTACATCTCTACTACCTTTCATAATACTATCTATAGTTTTTTGATTAGTTATTCCACTTTTTGCAATATATGCTTCTCTTACTGCATCATCAATAACAGGTCTTTTTGCAACACCCAAGCCAGTAATATTTCCCGCCCCTAGAGCAACACCAGTACCTCTAGTGACATTGAGAGCAGCAACTGCCGCTTGTACTTCTTTAGCAGCCGTTGCTTCTCTCTTAAGCATTCCTGTCATAAGCCCAATCCGTCTAGCCGCAGCGCCAATCGGACCATTCATAGAAGCAAGGCGGGCTGTGAGGAGTGCAGTTCTAGATGCACTTGTTGTCATAGCATTACCAACCATAACAACAGGACTAGATAATCTCATCAGAGCAGGGGAGGCTGCAAGGGAAGCGGCGTTTAAACTGGTGAGGCCAGGAACAACGCGAAGAAGACCTTGAGCCAAGACTCCAATGGCAGACTTGGCAAGTCCAAAAGCATAGATGAGTGGTCCGAGAGCCGCCATGCCAGCAATTGCTACGCTTATGGCAATTTTGGCGGCAGGACTCATATCTCTAAATCCTTGAGCAATTCTTTGCATTGCTCTATCAATAAATTCAATTACAGGTCTAAAACCTTTAATTAATTCTGCTGCTATTAATTGAAAATTAACTTTTATTCTTGTCAACGAAGAGCTAACAGATTTCAAAGCAATGTCAACTTCTTGCTGTGCTAGTTCAGCAGCAGTGCTGACACCGACCAACTGAGCAACCATCACCTTGCCAGTTTGAGTTTTAATACTTGCAATTAGGTCTTCACCTTGAGCTCTTTGGGCAAGAACTTCATCTCCAACTTGTTGTCTTATTTGTTTTGCAAGATCAACATCTGCTTGAGTTACGGTTTTTGTAACAGTCTTGCCATTTTCAATAACATCAATAACATTCTTTGTAACATCTTCACTAATATTCATTGTTGATATGCGAGCTATATTTCCTAAATCACTAAAAGATTTAATTAAAGGAACAGCCGAGTCCTGCGCTCTTTCCACTCCATTGGCTAGATCAACAATTGTTTTTAATGATTCATCAATACCAGTACCACCAAAATTAATTTTTGCTATATCCTCATTAAGTTTGGCAATATCAGCAATAGACTCAGCCATTCTTGGCCCCTGCCGGAGAACGAATAACTGAGTCATGAACTCCATTGCGCCTTCGGCTCCAGCTGCGCTCTCCTGAACTTTATTGAAAGCTTGTGCTAAAAAGTCAATAGAGTTAATACCAATATGTGTTGCCTGTGAAAAATCAAAGCCTAAAACACCATTTAATTTTTCAATCATCTCACGGCTTTCATTAGTAGGATCGTTCAATCTCTGCAAAGAAACCTTGATTGCGTTAGCAGAAGATGCAACATCAAAACCGGCCGCTTTCATTGGTGCAAGCAAAGCCATTGTTTCAGACATTGACAAACCAAACTGAGTTGCAGCAGCACCAGCCTCAGGAAGAGCTCTAGCCATATCCTTTAGACTCAAAACAGTCGTGTTTTCAATCAAGTTAAACTGCGCTAGTGTTCCATTTACAATGGCAAGAGCCGCATTTTCTCTTTCAAGTGCAGTCTTTACATCGTCATGGGCTTTGGCATTATAGTCAAGCGCCTTGTTTGCTTGGAAATAAATAGTTTGAACAAAGTCTTTTGCCTGACCAATATCAACATCACCGAGCTTTTCAGCCATTAAAACTGCATCAGTTAAGGCAGAAATTGTTTCATTGGCCTGAAGACCCAACTGAGCAAAATCCGAACCGAGGCTTATAACTAGTGCTCTATTAGCAGCATAAGTGGTAGAAAGATCAGTAAATGCTTGCTCAAGCCTCCTGTATCTTTCCATATTCTCTTCAGCGTGCTTTTTTTGCTCCGCATTAGCCGTTTCTGCGGACACACCCATTTTCATGTAGGCTTTTTCAGCTGTAGAAGAAATATTTTCAACAATCTTTTCGATCATTGTCAGTTCTTTATCAACAGCGGAAAAAGTGGTAAGAGCAATCCTGCCAAATGCTAGCATTGGCAAAGTAAGACCAGTTATCAACTGGCGACCAGTCCACTGAGTTTCTTTACCGGTTCGCTTCATTTCGTAAGCAAGGGAGCGTAAATCGCTAACCAATGCTTTTGCTTTAATACCCTTTAAAGCAGTATTATACTGTCTTAATTGAGTAGTTGCGGTAGCAGTACTAGAGGTCGCAAAATATTGCGATTTAGTCATGTTTTTAAGATCAGTTGACGACCTTCTAATTTCATTACTTAATGCGCTTTGATTCGCAATAAGCTGAGAGATGCTTTTTGCATGTTGATTTACACCAGAGGAACCATAGCCAATAGCCTGATTTAATGCTTTTTGATTAGCATCAAGATTTCTTACGGCTTTAGCATTTCCTGCTAAAGCGGCATTAACTTGTCTAAGACCATTACTTAATGCATTTAATTGATTCAAGTTATTAACTTGAAGGTTAATTATAATGTCATTAGGATTACTCATAGGCTGTACCAAATACAATTATGTCATTAAAACAACATAAAAGCAATAATTTAACCTTCATAACCCAATCCAATTGGAATAAATCTAAGATCACTACCTTGAATTGGTTTAGGAGGTTCAATGGGTGCTGGGTCATACCAATCATCATCAAATGAGGTTTCACCGCCCCAAGCCATAGCACTTATTTGAACTTGCTTGTTAAATTCATTACTACAAGCTCTATATAGCAAAAATAATTCTTCTAAATTCAAATTATCTTCTAATTCAAAAATATTCTTCCAAGCACCAACTTGGACAAAAACTTCTGATTCATATTTCAGCAAAGGGAGGTCATCCCAAGGCACAGCCTCGGCATTCCCCCCTTCACCACTAATCAGTTTGGGTCGTTACCCATTGCAGCAGACATGAGTTCGCCATAAGAGCGAAGATCTAAAATGTCTTCTAACGCATCACGGTCAGCAGACAATTCGGGATCAGTAGCAGCCAAAGCGATACTGGCAGAGTCAATCATCTTATCAATATCTTCATCAGTCATCTGACCGTCATCGCCGGGCTTCATGTTATTGGCAATCTTCATAAACTTTCTTAACTGACGAATAGTGAGAGGTCTAATCGTTCGCTTCTTGCCGTCAGCGAAAGTGATCTCAACACCACCATGAATATCCTTGTTCAAAATAATCTCCTTTTAGATAGGCAAAAGCCTCAGGTATATTTTACCATACCTGAGGCTCTTGCACATTAAAATTTTAACTATTTCACACTTCGTCAATAATCTTGCCGTACTCATATCCAACGTCAGCGCTGACGGGCAGAATGCGGAACGACACTGCGAAAACAGTAGCCTCAGCACGCTTCATCGAAATCGTGGACGATTCCATCGAAATTGCACGCTTCGTGTTGAACTTACGAGTCTTGGTCGTAGCGGCATCCGAACCAGGGGCGTTTCCAACAATCTGGATAGCCTTCTCAAACGGATACACATTCTGAACACCGAACAAGAACGTCTTCGTGTTAGCACCATCGTTGTTGTTGATAACATCCGAGCCGCCAGTTGCGCTGTCATAGCTCCAAGCAAGAGCAAGGTTGTTCAGCGTAGCCTCAGCCAAGGTCGTCTTGACCATGACCTTAACTTTGGACTGAATAACCTTGGCAGCATCACCGTACTGGTCAACTTCAATGTCAACCATGTCAGGCTCCCAAGAGATCTCAACACCACCCTGAGTACCTCCAACCGAGGTCAGGCTGTTGAAATCGCTATTGGTCATCGTCGTATTAGACGCGCCAATCTTAACTTCTGCTTCGCCAACAACAATGTTAGCAGTAGTAACTGTATTTGCACCGGGCATATTTCTTCCTCCTATTCACAGACAAAAATTCTTTTGCCTCGCTTATCTCGCCATTTGGCAATTTTTTTGGCATGCTCGGGTCTGACACTTCCAGACTTCCGACCAATACCTAAACCTTTATTCCATTCAAACTCATAAATCGAATTATCGACCTTAGCGGTATAGCCAGAGTTTTTTCCAACATAAGTAATTGTAACATAATCCATATTTATATGATACCACACTATTTTTTTACATGATGAATAACGAACTCCAAATTCAGGTTGTACCAGCCATCTCTTTCGTCAGGCGGTTCCAAAGAAGTATCCGTTATTTCAGTAGAGAGAATCCTAAAGTCAGTGCCTTCGGCACCTCCTGATTGAGAAATCTGATCGCCCTTGCCTAGTAACTCGATTATTCTTTCTCCAATATTCATCATTCTTTCCATATCAATATCGTAGATAGAATAAAGAACAGAATCTTTTCTATACCAAAAAGCTTCTACATCGGGAATGACAGGGGAATAGTAATAAACAATAAATGGCGGGGTAGCATCACCATAACCAATTGTCGGGAAAATGTCTATTGTAGAACCGACAAGCGACGTTATATTAGAATCATTTTTTATAAAAGTATTAATGTCGTAAACGCTTATAGTAGTCATATAATCACAATCTCACATTTTTATATTTTTTACTTAATTCTTGAACGGCAATTCTTCTACTCATAGTAGAAATTTTTTCTCGTTTCATACCATTCTTTGCACTGAAATGGAATGGGCCAACTTGAGGTATCTTCAAAGGACCGAGCATTTTTGTACCCTTCTTCCATCGACCACTAGTTCTAGATATCACATAGCGTCGAGTTCCACCACTCTTGCCCCTTCTTGGCCCTTGGACAGTCGCCCTTCTACCAACCTTCCCTTCTTCAGAATTTAAAAATATTCTAGTAGCCCATATAACGCTATATTGCCTCTTATGACCACCAGAGCCTCTTCGACCACCGCGTCCTCTTGGATCGTTTTGAATAACCAATTTCACGCCAACTTTTCCAACTCTCCTGTAGTACACGGCAACAAATCTGCCGGCACCACCTCTTCTTTTCAAATTGTCTTCAATTAAAAGTGCAGAACTAAAAACTGCCTTTTCATTAGCTTTTGCAATTCTATTTGGAAAAGAGTTAACTTTTTCTTCTAAATTTTTAATATTATTAAAAGCTGTTTTATTAATTGTGACATTAAGCATCTTCAACCACCTTTTTGGTGCCAACGACTATATGATGTACTTTACCACTAAATTGCATTTTTTTCTGAATAGCAATAATTTCAAAAAAAGAAGAATCAATAATATTACCATATCTGTCTTTTAAGTTTTTTAATCTAATTGAATATGAAATATCATCAATGTAATTTTTAGGAACAAACAGATCTAACTGTTCAAAGTTTGCTACATAAGGTTGGTTTAAACTTTCAGAGGATGACTGCTGTGCAAATACAGGTATAGTCCTACTGTATCCAAAAGTCACAAACCTCTGACCGGCGGCGTTAATGGTCGTTACTTTAGAATAAATATCAATTTGATGATGAAATTTTATAAAAGTTCCGTATGACATCAGACAATATAATCCATCACAAACATCATGTAGTCCATCAGCAAGACATCTGCTTCAATATTACCTGTAGACTCGTAGAAGTTGGGAGACATATTAAAACTAGTAGTATCCATGCTAATACTTGAAATACCATGCCTTCTGTATTCAGAATCGTCATTCATTAAATCTGCAATTATAAGATTAGCGGCTTGCTTGATGTTACTGGGTACAAATCTCCAACCAAAATCTCCTTCAACTTTGTAATCAGAATCATTTCTAAATTTTTTATTATAAATTCTAGTTGACTCAGTTTGAATAATATTGGCTTTATATCTTAAATAATAAGAAGATTCAAAATTGCCTGCTTGACGAACTCTCTCGATATTCAACAAAGTAGAATCACTATAGTCATGAATAATTTCCGAATCAGCATCGCCATAATTCATAGTAACTTTTCTAAGAGTATTAATTGGATATGGCAAATGTAAATTATTGTGATTATTTCCATCTATAGTAAATGATTTATTAGGATAATAATCAAATGTTTGACCACAATATGTGTTAATAATATTTCTTGCTCTTAGTTCATACTTTTCAAAAACATCTTCATGAGTATCAATTAATTCAGGATATTCGTCAAAAAAATCATCCGATGTTGTGTATGGTACATAAACATTAATATATTTAGATTGTGTGTACTCAGTAGAACTAATAGTGTAAGTAAAGTCTGCTCTGTGTGTTCCACAAGAACTTAGTACATATATTCCAGATGCTTCCTGACCAAAAGTTACTGTATAAACACCAGAACTAGATCTTGTTGCAGACACGTTAGCTTTAACAATATCACCAAATTCATGATACAAATTCACAATTACACTATTTGATGCAGGATCAGAAGGTAGTGTAAGAGTTAAAGTTTTACTTGTATCTATTTTTACGCTATCCATTTAGACTCCTAGCAGTCGCATTCTTCGCAACCACAATCGCAATGCTCTACACATTCACAACCACAATCGCAAGCTTTAGTTCTTTTTTGTATATCCATGTCAGCCAAACATTTTTTTCCAAGTAGTGGGTCCAGCAACACCATCAGCCTTCAAGCCATTTGCAGTCTGCCAGGCTTTCAAAGCGGCATCAGACTTGGCACCAAAATCACCGTCTGGAGTAGCCCCGATAATTGCCTGAACTAGCTTGGCAGCATCACCTTTGGAGCCGAGTTTTACGGGCGTTCCTGGGTATTCAAATTTCAAACCGCCCGAAGTGCCTCCTCCGGCAGTAGAGGAAGCCTGAGCGGGCGCTGAGGGGGCAGGAGCGGGCGATCCAGAGCCAATAGCAGCCAAGGCATTCCTTACAGCATCGGGGTTGTCAGCCATAGCTGGGCTAATTTCATAATGCACCCATTTACCACCAGGCGAGCCAATCCGATTTCTGTCATACACAGTCCATTTATCTTTATCGCATCTATACCCAGCACCCCAGCCCAAAGGGTTTGGCATGTATGCGCTTGAATAATCGTGGATTTCTTCAATGCCTAAAGCATCACGATTATCATACAAAAATCCAATAACAGCCTTTAATTGATCTGGGTTTCCACCAAGATCAACAGCACGCCATGTAGCATGTACAGATTTAGGCGGATTAGGATTGCTTGAACCCTTAACTGGGCGATCAGCAAATATTCCTAAATTTTTAAGCCCAAATTTTGCCATAAGAGCATCTGCTAAAACTTTGGTGCCCTCTCTTTTTGCTGCGTGAACAGCGTCTTTGTTTCCCGTATAAGGTCTAACGGCCATTTTGCCTCCTATTAATATTTATTTATTAGTACCAATATCATTATACTCTATTTGAAAGTAGTAAACAAAATCATTTCGTGTTAGAAACGTTTTTTTCTACACCAGTAAATGCCTCGTTAATTTCTTCCATTGTTAATTCTCCATCAAGCGAAGCCCTAGCCAGCTTGATAAAAACCTCTGTGCAGGCCGTGAATCCAGCCAAAAGAGCAGCCTTCCAGACGGGTATATCACCCAGCATTGAGGCACCACCAATAATTGGCAAAGAATTAACAATAAAAACAGCGATAACTCTTTGTATAATTGATTTAAATTTATTACTCATTTCCCATCCTCCTTGGCAAGCATTGCACCAATATAATGAACTGCTAGTGCTATACCCGTTATCCATATAGCCTTTTGTAATACTGTACCAGATAGCGTTATCAAAACCATTGCACTTCCTGCGACAGTCCAAATTAACCCATAACTTTCTTTAATAAACTTTTTAAACATATAATCTCCTATTTTCTTCTTCTTGCCGAATTAGACCCCTGCGCAGCAGCACCAGAAGGCATTGTGAATGCAACAGCGGTAGCGGCAATCAAAACTCTTCTTTGACCAACATTTATATTTGAACCAATTGGAACGTAAACATCAAATTGACCACTAAAAATATTAATTTGGTCTTCAAATTCTTCTTTAACCTCAATTGGCGCATCCGAAAGCGCCTCGGCAATGGCCTCGGCTTGCTCATCGGTTAAATCAGATTCAGAAATATTCTCAATCAACTGAGAAACTTCCTCACTAGACAAATCTTCTAGATTATCTGGGCTTAGTACTTCTAATATCTCATCCGAAGATAACTCAGATACGATTGCCGATTCTGGATCAGGAGGAAGGGTCTCTACTGGATCTGTCTCTGGAGGTAACGGCTCCGTCACCACCGGCGGTTCTGTTGTAATATCCACTATTGTCGTTGACGTAGTTTCCGTGACAGGGGCAACTGTTGTCGGGACAGAAGTAGTACTGGTCGTCGTCGTAGTTGTGGATGTTGTAGTAGCCGGCCATGTTGTCGTTGTCTCTGGGACTATTATAACAGGTAATGTTGTAGTAGTTGTTGATGTAGTCGTAGTACTTGTGGTGGTAGTAGTTGTAGTAGGCGGTAGAGCCGTTATTACAGAAACAACATCGCTCCAGCTAGAATAAATGCCAAGTGTGTCATTGTCTGCTCTAACTTTAAATTGGTACTCTTTACCAGAATCTAAATTTTCAACGATACCAGTTGTCGTATTTGAAGAAATTGCCCACCCTGAAGAAAAATTATCTTCTGACCAGAAAATAGCATATCTTTCAACAGATACATTTGATTGCTCTGGCTCATCCCATGATAAATAAACTTTAGAATCATTAAAAGATGTGACAGTCAAACCCCTAGGCGGATTCAAAATCAACGGGATAGTTGTCGTAGTTGTGCTAGTTGTAGTGGTAGTTGTCGTTGTACCGCCTACGACAACACCCGAAACATTCGTTTCAACACGATATGACACCCCATACCAAGCGTCAGGATTACCACAGCAAACTCCAGCACGAAGTCGATATGTACCAGGCTGTAAGTTTATGTTTAAATAAGAATCAAGACCATAATGATCATCATTGGCAGCTACCAGATTATTATTTGAATCATACAACCATAAATGACTATCTATACCATACTCTTGAGCATATGTTCTTATATTTAAATTTTGTAAAGAATCAAGAGTTATTGTTATATCAGTAGGCTGAAGAACAATAAATGTATCAGCTTTTGCTTGAGAAGCAAAAGGAAGAGAAAAACACCATATACCAACAGGTAGAAATCTAATTAACTTTTTGGTTATACTTTTCATATAACCAATTATAAACGAAAAAGTTTTATTTAGAAATCATTAGTGTTCTCATGATGTGTATGAACATTGTCATCACTATCATTATGAGTATGGTCATCGGGGTGAGATGGGGGCTGTCCGTTTGACCACTGATCATTTACAATAAAAGTTGAAATAATCCATTTATCATCTGTTATAGGAACACAAGACTCATGAGGATGAGTCCACGAAGCAGGAAATAATGCAATCCTACCAGCTTTTGGTTTTATCTTAACACTATGCAATGGAAAATTTGTTTCTCCACCATACTCTACATCGTTAAGATAAACAACACATCCTAAAACTCTATTATTAATACTTGAATTTAGAACTGGGAAAGAGTCTACGTGAGGTCTGTAGAAACCAAAATTTTTAGAATATTTCTGCACCTGAAAACCAGTGTCAGCAACTTGCACCCATGAATCAAGATGACGATAGTTTTGTTTATATATTGAGACAGCAGAAATTAAAGCATCAGCAAAATGCATTTCAAGAGAATACCAAGATTCATCCCAAGCTATACCAAGTTCTCTGAATGCAAATTCAGAAACATGAATATCCTCGGTAGTTTTGCTTTCTATATTAACACCACCAAGTGTTTTGCCAAGGTGTGATTTATCCCAAACAGTTTTTAATTTTTCAATAAAGTTAAAACATTTGGACTCGTCTATCAGCCCATCAAGTGTCATAATTAAACTGGAATCACCCGCCGGCTGCGTCGTTTCTATCTGCATCATATGCTCCAATTGATCTAGTGTTAGAAATTTTATCATAAAGCCATTCGCTAAATTCATCACTCAGTGCTGGAATTTGAGAAACATCGCCTCTTTGCTGAGCATTATCGGAGCCTGATAGGAATCTACCGACCTTTTCCATAGGAACTTCATTGATAATCCAATCCTTAATTGATTCAGGTATATTCAATACCTCAACCATTCCATGAGAAACAATAGCAATTTCTTCACGACTATTAAGTTCTGTATATGCAAAATCCCATTCTAAAAGTAGTCTAAATATTTCTTGTAGAGTTCTAGCATGTTCTGTATGAAAACCTTCAATTGTTTTAATTTCATCAATTTGGTTATCTAATTCAAAATACATTATATGGCCATAAGGCAGCGCTTCGATAATGGGGAAAATAGCCAACATATTGTCAAAACGAACATGGTGATGTCCAGTTAAGCCATGAGGTTTCTCAAGACTACCACAAGTGCATTTTTCACCTAACCATTTGTGAAAACCCTGCGGCCCTTTAATAGAATTAGCGTCACAGCGCAAATAGATTTTATCTTCTGTTTCAACTTGAATATTTGAAATCTCTACATGTTGTGCAATAGCAAAAAATCCAGGTACATCATTAATGCCAGGAATTTTTTCCCAGAATCCAATTCGACCATGCTCTTTGGAACAATCACTAAGTTTCATTATGTAGCCCTAATAATAAATAAAATATTTGTAACTGGCGTTGTATGAGTATGAGCCAAAGTAGAAGCATTAACAGTACTTGCTGTACCAGCTGTAAAGGTTGAGTTAACACCAGTTGTGGAGTTGTTATTAGCAGCAGCATTAGCGCCAGTTCTTCCACCTTCATTAGACAAATAGTGAACATGGTAAACATCAGCAACACCATTAGGACCAACTTGACTTCCGGTGCCAAAGTTTGCATTATAGTTGTGCGAGTGAGATCCTTCTCCGCCGGTATTGTTATTAGCACCAGAGTTTGGCTTAAAATAAACGTGCGTATGGTTTCCAACGTTTCCAGTATTAAAGTTTACATTGGCAAAATGGTGGTGCAAAGTAGATTCATTTGTTGTGCTTCCACTAAGAGGATGAGTATGAGCAGTAGCATTGCCAGCAGTAAAAGAGGAGTTTACTGTATGAGTGTGTGCATCAACGGCCGACGATGCGCTACTAGTTACCGTATCTGGAACCGTAGGTGTCCCAGTAATGCCCTCTGGAACTCTACCGGCGAAATCAGGAACTCTGAATGTTCCAGCACCTGCCGATCCATAGCGAGTACCAATAACATTTGACAATGAAGTATATGAACTTGTATTATACGCAGTACCATCACACAGCAACCATCCTGCTGGGATTGTAGCAGTATTACCAGACCACATGATCACTCCGCCAATAGGCGTAAAGCCAGCGTATGCAGTGTCAACCGCAACAGTAGCAGTCGAACCTTCAGCCGGAGTATGAGTGACACTAATACCTGTTCCGGCAGAAACATTTGACATATAATTACCTGTAGTATCAGTACCAAGTGCAACTGAATTAGCAGCAATAGTTGCTACACCTGTATCAGAAATACTAATATCACCACTAATTGTAGTGTATGTAGGAACTCCTGAACTATTGGCAACAATAACTTGCCCTGATGAACCGGATGCTAATTTTGAAAGAGCAACAGCTGCTGAAGAACTTATGTCGCCGTTTACAATGGTTCCATCAGCAATCATTGCTGACGTAACCGTACCGGAGTCAGAAGCTGTAATAATATTACCGTATGTGGAGCCATCATTTGTTAACTCCCATTTATCATTTGTTTCATTCCAGCGAATAAGCACATTAGTAGATGTTCCACGCTCAACTTCAATGCCGGCATCTTCTGTTGGAGATCCAGTAGCATTATTATTAAGAATAATAATATTGTCATCAACTGTTAATGTTTCTGTGTTTACAGAAGTTGTTGTACCAGAAACTGTTAGGTTTCCAGTTACAACTAAATTGTCATCAACTGTAACTGTTCCACCGGATGAATCAATAGTTAAATTACCACTTGCAGTATCAATCTCATTTGATGCAGTAACTCCAATTTGAATGGCATCTAATGTAGCTCCAGCAAATGTAGGATTTGCTGAAGTATGAATATCCTGTGGAAGAGAGAGTGTTACAGCGGCAGTTTCAGATCCCGATCCAGAGACAGTGATTTGATTGGCTGTTCCAGAAATTGTTGCAACATAATTGCCCGATGTATCAGTACCTAAATCAATAGCATCAGCAACCCATAAAGATCCATTATATTTTAAAAATTCACCGGAGCTAGGTGAAGGTAAACTTACATTATGTAGTTCATCAAGCTCATAACCATTCTGAGTAGCAACATAAATAATTCCATTATTAGTTGCTCTTACAACTACACCTATAAAAACAAGATGATCTGGAGCTGTTGGCTTAGTCTTAGTGAATGCACCATTCTCGCCAAGCCATAAAACATCACCAGCAGTATATCCAGTAGATAAATCAATACCATCAACATATCCACGTGTAATTACTGGACCATTTTGGCTAGCGGCTATGCTTGCACCAACAACACCAATAGTTTTAGATGATGTACTATCATTATTATTGTCAGCTCGTTTTACAGTAGCATGGTCTCCAGTTGCACCAAATAAATAAACACATGTGCCAGTAGTTAAAGTGTTAGCTTCGGCATTTTGAACATAAGAAACTAATGGAATATAACCATTTATCCAAGATGTTCCATTATATGATAAAGACTGGAATTCTTCTGGCGAAGTTATAACAACATCTGTTAGACCATCTAAAGTAGTTGCACCACCACCGCCAGAAAGAAGATTAGTCCCCGCACCGCTAGCGCATGCGGTTAAGTCAATATAAGCACCTCTAGCGGAACCACCTTGCTCAAAAAATCTAATTTTATTTTGATATGCATCAATTGTTATACCACCATCTAGAGTGGTATTCGCCTGAGGCTTTGCTAAAAAAAATTCACCACCTTCATCACCAGATGAATAATTTGATATAATTTTTCCATTAACAGTTATACTATTAGAAATAGTAACATCACTTGGTAAACTAATCGTAAACACACCAGATGACTCACTAACGGATATCTGATTGGTAGTGCCAGCAATATTGCTTATCAACCTTGTGTTTACTACAATATTTGACGTATTTTTATAAAATAGTCTACCATCAGCATAATTTATTGCTAGTTCACCATGCTCTAAATTGTTTGATGCAGGGACATTGGAGGATGTACCACTATTTTTAATTTTTATAGTATTAGACATCTAAACTCCTATTAGAAAGTTCCTCCATCTATTGTAACAAGATCAAGCGTGATACTGCTGATATTTCCACCAGTAATTGACACATTATTAGCATTTTGAGTAGCCATAGTGCCAAGCCCCAAAGTGGTTCTAGCGGCTGAAGCATCAGCATCATCAAGCAAAGTTCTTGCATATGAAGTTAAAGTTGCAACATCGAAAGTATCTAGGCCAGTAGCATAAATTAGACTATTAGCGGCAGTTGTGACATTAGCCAGCGCCGCTAAAGTTGCATCATAAGCCTGGACATTCGTGCCTATAGCAAGACCAAGATTAGTTCTCGCAGTACCAGCATCAGTTGCGCCAGTGCCTCCGTATGCGACAGCGATAGCAGTGCCCTGCCAAACACCAGTACCGATTGTTCCAACCGATGTTAGGCTAGAACCAGTTACACCAGAGCCAAGAGTGGTTCCCGACAAAACAGTAACTCCATTAATCTTATACTCTTTACCAGTTAAAAGATTAAGGTGTTCCGAAGAAGTCCAAGAGTCAGTAGCATCAACCCAGTTGAATGTCTTATCAGTTGTACCCTTCAGAGTAATACCACCGCCATCAGCGCCAGCATCAGACGGAGTGTAAGAATCGGAAGCAGAACCTAATTCAAGATTCTTATCATCAACAGTGATAGTAGTAGAATTAATTGTAGTAACTGTTCCATTAACAGTTAAGTTGCCTGTAACAGTAGCATTACCGCCAACAGACAGATCGGTTGTAATAGTAACACTAGACGGCAATCCAATAGTCACAGAGCCGGTAGAGTTATTAACCTCAACCTCATTTGCGGTTCCAGTAATCGAAGTAACACCGGCGTTAGTAACGGTAAAAGTACCGCCTTCAGTACCCGTATTAGACAGACTGATCCCAGTTCCTGCCGAAATAGAACCAACATAATCACCAGTAGTATCGGTGCCAAGAGCAACCGAGTTAGCAGCAACAGTCGCATTTAAAGTAGCACTACCAAGATTTGTAATAGTAACATTACCAGTAAGATCACCACCAAGGGTTATTGTGAAGTCAGCAACATCTAAGTTAAGTTTTGAATTAGCATCATCATAAGTAGCTCCAATACCACTATGGGTTCCATTAGTAAAAAGAGCAGCAGCGGCATCTTGGGCATCTTCAGTAAATCCACTAATTTGACCGGCATTGATTGAAATAGTTGTATTCCCAGCAGCGGTCAAACGACCATACGAATCAACAGTAAAAGTAGCAACAGTGCCGGCTCCACCATACGATCCAAGAGTAACACCTGTAGTAGTTAAGGAAAGATCAATAGCGCCATCGCCAGCATCATCATAAGAAGCAGATATACCAGTATGACTACCATTAGTAACAAATTGACCGCCAACAACATCCTGCACCTGCTCGGAACTAACAGTAGCTCCAGAAACAGCAGCGTCAACATAAGCAGTAGTAGCTACCGCAGTTGAATTATTATTAGGACTTTTAGTTGCAGCAATAGCGCTTGAACCAAGATCAACCGTTCCAGAAAAAGTCTTATTACCAGTAATGGTCTGGACACCGGACAGGGTTAAGAATGCACCACTGCCTCCAATGGAAATGACAGTATTCGCATCGCCATTGATATCAGTTCCAAAACCATAATATAAAACATTATCGACTTCATTAAATGCCAGTTCAGCATTCTTCAAAGAAGCGGGTGCGCCAGAAGCACCACTAGCCCTTCTTTTGATTCTAATTGTATTAGACATTAATAATTACCTCCATTAACGGTGTGACCTGTTGATGGATGAACATGATCAGACCTAGATGCTGTTATCGCAACCCCAGCGCTACCTGTATTGGCTAACTCTGTAGGTATTGAATCACTAAATTGTAAACTTGCTGGTACAGTAATTGTAGCAGAAGAAGTATTCAAAATAGTAATTTCTGAATTTGTACTTGTATTTGTACCAGATTGTATGATTGTTACATCATTGGTTGAAACAGTAAGGATCGTTGAATCGTTACCAATGACTGTTAAAGTAGTTATGTCACCCGGCACGTGTAACCTCTCCTTGTACCGTAGCCTTACCTGCTATTAAAGTGGTAATAACAGTACCATTAGTTTCTTGAAGATCATAATAGTAAACACCGCTTCTAATATTGGATGTGACATTTGGTAACAAAGAGAATTGCAAAACCCCGTTTGGGCCATCAGTTATTGACGTTGTGAACGTAGCAACAATGGTATCAGAAGTCTTTGTTTTTCTAACTTGGCCCGAATAAGTCCTAGTTGATATATTAATATTGGCATTAGCGCTATTACGTAACTTAACTTCATGTAAGTATGTATCTCCTTGATAAATAATAATATTTCTTTCAGCAGCCATATCTAATCCTCATAATATGATACACCAAATATTGTTATAAACGCATAAATCAATCTAAAGTAACTGTCAAATTGCCAGATGATATAGAAACGGTATCGCCAGAACTTACGCTTCGACTAGATGCCAAAGTCCCCCAGTACAATAAATTTCCAGATGTTAAACTATCAAGAACGCCTATTGCAGTCACAACACATGTTGGCATTGTTGTAAAATTGACATTCACATTGCTACTTGCTGAGCCAGAAGAGGCAGCAGAAAAAGTTACAACCTGTCTAGAGTAAGAACCACCAGTTACTTCTACACCACCACCAGTATCAGATGGTGATGTGGTATATAGTGCTACATAAACAGCACTAGGTTTAGTATATGTAGTTGTACCTAAAGAATGATCTATAAGTTTATTTTCTAAATAATTTGATGCGGAACCCGCCATGATCAACTCTTTTTCAAATACTCTTCAAGCTCAATCTGATCTAGCAACCTGAAGTTATCGAGTTTTAATAGACGATCCGCCTCTTCATTCGGAATTAAATGAATAGGGTCTTCTCTTGAAAAGATATATCCATTAGCAGTAATGTAAGCAGCGCCGCAAGAAAAATAAATATATTTAAATCCTTCATTGGACTTAACAATAGATGATTCCACATCTTTTTTAGGCTTAGGAGTTGTTTTCGCAGTAGTTTTTTTTGCAGGCTTGGGATCAACTGCATCAGAAGTAATAATATTTTCAGTCATAATATAATTGTATCACAATTTAACTTATACAAAGCAAAAGCCCCAGTTTTCACTGGGGCTTCCACCGAACATTATGTGTAACTATAACGTCCTAAGGTATCAGAGGCTACGAAGCTTAACGTTCTTAGCAATCACATACGAATCAGCATTCTCAATGTTGGAAGCAACTCGCATATACTGCGTATACTCAATAGTGTCAGTCTTCGGCTTGAACTGGCGGTACACCGTGATGTCACGATGGATACCAATCACACGGTTATTCGGGAACGTAAGCTCCACATAACCATGCGAACCAGCAGCACCCGAGTAGTCACCGCTAACAGCCTCAGGCATCAACGGAACCTCAACCAACGGAATACCGAAGGGGGCGATTCCAGTAGCACCCGCACCACCATTCGCACGCATCGCACCCGTCAAGAACGCAGTGTCGCCAATCATAGAGCCAGGCGAAGGCGCACCAGCAGTAGCAGCAGTAGCGCTGTTGGGATTAGACAGGCTGAAGATGGTGTCCTGAACAACGCCAGCACCAGAGAAGAACTTCAACTCGTTGCGACGCTGCAGGTACTTAGCCGGCAAGTTACGAAGAATGCGATCATAAGTCGCACGCGACACGTTGTTGCCAGCCTCATCAACGGTACGACCGTCAGTGATAGCCAACTTGACAAAGCCATTAAGAGCCTTAAGCAAGGTGTTGTTGGACGAGGTGTTGCCATTGATGAAAAGATCGTCCATGTCATTCGCCGTCTGACGGGCCATGACCTGAGCGATGTGATCCTCAAGCGAGGCTCCCTCAATATTGTCCTCAAGGGACTCGGTGCTGATCGCCCAGTCAAGACGAAGCTTGACGGTGCTCAAAGACACCTTAGTAAAGGTAACGGCGGCATTAGCGCCGGTGTCAGTCGCCTCGGTAGCTTTTGCAAGCAAACGGGTTCCAACGGAGAGCTTGTCAATCTCCATCTGGGGGGTACGCATGCGAACCACTCGCGAGTTCTGCATAAGAACCGACTGATCAATAACGAAGTCAATAAAACGATTCGACTGCGCCGGCTTCATCAAACCACCACTATCGTTGTTCACAACGCTAGTGGTGACTTCATCTGCCTTGGATAAAATTTCATTCTGAGTTGCCATATTTAATTCCTCCTATTATGACTCATAACCAAGGGCAGTGATCAAGCCCTGGGGTAAATAAACGTTGTTCCAGATAGAAGCCGGAGCCGACTTGACAATAACCTCGTCATCCTCTTCTTCCACATCAACACTCTTCTTGATAGCACCAGAAGCGGCAATTGCCTTAACAGTCTCTTCCTGCTCAGCCAAAGCCTTCTCAGTTGCGCTCAACTTCTCTTCAAGTTCAGTCTTCTGAACTTCAAAACTCTTTGAAATGCTGTCAATCTTTTCCTGAACAGCAACTTCAACCTCTTCCTTAATCGAAGTAGCGAAGTTAGCCAGTTTCTCGTCAACTACAGCACCAAGAGCATCCTTAAGGATTTCAATATCCATTTCTTCCTCCAATGTGTTCTCAGTTACTTCAACTTTAGATTCTGTTGAAGCTGTCTCTTCTACATCTTGAACAAGCCAATTAACAAAACGCTTAAGAAGCGAAAGTTTCTTATACTCTTGCTCATCCATGTTTAAGATCGTATCATATTCTACATCATTTTGCAATGACTGGTCTTGCGTTTTAAAGATTTCTTTGCTCTCATCTAATTCAACAGAATCTTGCATTTCTAAAATCTCATTCAACAATTCAATAATATCATTTTCACTAGCATCTAGTTTATTATTTTCAATATTTATACTATCTAGATCCAAAGTAACAGAATCATCTTTTATCATATTTGACTCCCTTTTAACTTTAATCTTCTTTCTTCTTCTGGGCTTCATAGCTGAAGGTTCCTGAGTATATCCCTGAGTAGGATTGGCAATTCCAGATCCCATTGATCCAGTAGAAATCTCGCCCTCTTTTTCAACAGAACATCCGCAAGAGCATTCCTGCTTTTCAATATCAAAATCAGACTCAGACTTGGTAGTGCAATTATTTAAAGTTTCAGTTTTTGATCTAGCCCAAGCCCATCCAGCATCTCCACCCCATAGATTCCAAGCAATACGACCATTTGATGGGTATCCTTCTTCACCAGGGTTCCAGCCTTTACCTTGCTTATCAACTTCATGGCGCGGAAAGTATTTAGCAACTTTCCTTACAAACTCAGGAGTTGCCTTACCACCAGCTGCAAGCCTACGAGCAGATCCAAGACCGACACTAGTACCACCTCGACCATGCTCTTTTCTTTGATTAAGACCAGCCTGAGCCGCCTTCCTAACAGCATCGGGAATTGTAAGATCAATATCATTGCAATCAACTTTTAATATATAATCCAATTCACCATCATTTGACATCTTAACTATATCAATAACAGCAATTTGATTTGCAGGATTGTCAACTAAACTTAATTCACCAAGTTCATATCTTTTAATCACATTAGCCGGCTTTCCTCTAAAAACTTTTTTAGTATCAACTTCTTTTTCAAGAATACGACCGCCTATAGAAAAAGCACGTAAAGTGCCATCAAGAACTTTTTCCCAAGTATCTTGAGCACCTTTAGAAATATAAGCCTCTACTCTGATAGCATTAAACTCTTCACCGTCAGCATTTTTAATTTTTACTGGTTCATAATTAATAGCTTTGCCAACAGCAATCGGAGAATGCATTTCTCTTATATTGCCGGCCCAGTTCTTAAAAGCAAGCAAAGATGCGTTAAAATCAACAATATCTCCGGCTTTATCAATATTGTCAGCAGTAGCAATACCAACAACAATTCTTTCTTCTTTTTTCACCATAGAAATGGGAAACATTAAATTAAAATTTTCCATATAGACCTCTATAATAATGTATTTTTATTTAAAATACAAATTAACCTATTGCATACACAGCTAAAGTTACATTCGCAGTAAGGATTTCAAACTTTGTGAAATCTCCAATGATCTCTGTGTACCCACCACCATGAACTGCATGCGGAATCAAAACAGTATGCGGACCACCATTCAACCTTACAGTTGCATTGTTATTGACATCCGTGTTGTAAAAATATATAGCATCAGTATGATGATTGGTTGATACAGCGCCATTTGCACTAGTAACACCGGTTGCGGAATAAACAATTCCAGTTGCCATTATTAAACCTCCTCGTTACGACCAGCATCTTGTTGCTGACCTCTTTCTGATCTTTCTCCATTAGCATTTATATCACTTGCCCCTGCTGGGGTATCGGCTCTTGCTCTTGGAGGATTAGAAGATTGATTATTGCTATTCATAGGAGGGGCACCGGGCCCCTCTTTTTTAATTTTAGTCGGGAAAGGAAGGACAACATCCCCATCCTCTCTTTCAGGAAGCCCAAGTTCACTTCTAACTTCATTAGGACTAACAACTTCAGTACGAAGATATCTATCAAATATTCTTGACTGAATATCTTCATCGACAAGATCAATTCTTTTGAATCTCAATACAACAAGATCAGAGAACTCTTGAATAATTTTATTTATTCTTTTTTCGATAACAGCCTGATCTGGCCCAATAACTTGTGTCTTGAAAGTCTTATCAGCATCTCTAGAGACAGCCAAGTTTGCATTATCATAAACGCCAACCTTGGGAGCAGGAACCCTGTTGGCTACAAGTATTTCATCTCTATTTGATTTTCTAAACTTATCAAAAGAAGAATCTTGGACATTTGCTTCAAGTTTCTCAAACTTGATATCAGCATCTGAACCAATCGAAGACGGAATCGGAATTACCAAAGTTCCATGATTTCTTCCTTTAACCTCATTTCTAAAATAATTAACTAGTTCTTGTTTTGATTTAGCACTTAGTTTTGCACCCTTTAATATAATTGCATATCTAGGAATTGCTTTATTTTCAAAATAGTCAATATTGTATTCTTTTGCATATTTATCGCCAACAATTGCAGCAGCAGCAGATACCGATGCAGGAATTCCATAATAGGTATTGTTTGGAGAATAAACTTTAAAATGAATTATTTCATTCGGGTTAGGATCTCCATTTATTGGATCAACAGTTTCAGTATCTTGAAAATTTCTAAAGAAGACTGCCTGTATCTTATTACTTTTTGCAATTTGCACATAACCATCGCGCTTTCTTCTAACTCTAACAAGAGTAGCTGGAACATGACCTATATATCCAATTTGACCAGACTTGGTTCTTCCAATCTCAAGATATCCATTTCCAACAGACATAGCATCAAGCCAGACTTTAATCATAGTCTCAAGAAAAGTCTCTTCATCATTAAGTTCTTCAAAAATATCTTCTAATTTTTGTTTTTCATTATGAATAAGTTTTCTAGCTCTAGAAAGTTTCTCGGGAGATGATTGACTCTTTTCAAGAATTCTTCTTGCTTTTGTAGTTTCAATAAACTCGTAACCAAGGCCAACAGTGTTCATAACTCTTGCATTAACAGATGCATTATGAATAGCACTTTGATCGTATAGACCAGCAAGAGTGTCTTGGTCATACGGAGGCGTTACAACGTCATACAGCGAGTAACCATCAATTTGCTCAGGATCAACATATTTAGTACCAATAGAATCCGGCTGACCGGTAAATTTCTTTTGAAGATTATAAAATCTTCTTTTCATTTTAGGTGATAAATTAGATGATTTAATTTTCTTAAAAGGATCATCCGATTCTAGTTTTGTAAGAACCTGATCATATGTAACTTCATCTATTTCAATACCGTCTTTAAACGGATCATCTTCATCAATATGCGATATAACCGGTACGCTCATATTTTAAACAACCTCTTATAAGTATCTTCATACGGATCTGGCGTAAGACCATTCAATAGTCTTTCTCTTTGGTCATCATGCTCTGAATTCGTCACTTTTCTAGCGCCAGGAACCCAAGCTATATGTCCATCTTCTTTGCCAGTCCAATACTTTGCAGCCTCAGCAACTCTTTTTTCTACACCAGGATCATGCATCATGCCTTCCGCCGAGAGGACTCCATCACCATCAGATAACGGTAAACCATCAGGCATAATCCAAATACAAACCCCAAAAGCAGATTCGGGAACCCAAATCTTTTTACTATCAACAATTCCGTTTTCCATTCTAAATATAATACACCATGTTGACTAAAAAAGCATAAATAAATACAAAAAGCGTACACAGCGTGTACGCTTTTTGCACGAATTGAATGTTTATAGAACTACTTGATTGGACAAGCTCCGCCTTCACATTCAAGACTATCAATAGATAGATCATTTATGGTATCAACAAAATGCACATCATGCTTTATATTGGATAACATTTCATAATACTTATCTTCTGATATCTCTTCATACGGTGCTAACATAAAACCATGCTCAGAGTGCAGTAAAAATGATACAGACTTAATCTTATTTGTATAATTCTTCTTTAACCATTCCTTTATCTCATCTAATTCATTTTTTTTATAGTAAACAGTAACACTAACATTATTGTCAGCCCATTCAGACTGGGCCTTGACAACCCATTCCATTTGCTGAACGGCGGTCAATTCAGACGCAAGAGTTGCGTTATCCGGTGTTTTACACGGAAACTCGACGACAAACTTTGTATGGTCAGAAGTCCCATCAAACTTAACATCATAGACAACATTGTAACCTTTATCACGACAATACTGAACTAGTGGATCATTACTACCCATTCTAATTCTTCTTATATAAAATTTTGCATAGGCAGGATGAATACCGGGTGTCACTCCAGCAAGCAAGCTAAGTGTACCACTAGGCTTTACAGTTGTTAGCTTAATAGATGGATTAATCCCAAGAGTCTTAGACCATTCTTGATCAAACTTTTTTAATGCGGTATAGCAATCAGAAACCCAAGAAAGTTGCTCCTCGGTAGACTGAAGCCAGCCAGTAATGCCTTGACCAAGCCGTCTATTTCTGGCGATGACTTCTCTGCTCTTTTGATATGGATAGTACAAAGTAGTAATTGCTTTTTGTGTCTTATATAGAAGTTTACTTAAATCAATCAATTCTTCCTTTGAAGAAATATTAGGCAAGAAAATTTCAGCAAGATTACAAGGTTCACCATCTTCTAATCCAATTTCACCACAAGGGTTAGTTCCAATAACCTTAGAGTCATTAACTTTTTCACCAAGACGGCCGTATTTACGAATAAGTTTTCTATTAATAAGGCCATAAGGTTCACCAGAGCCATCATATCCCTTCCAAAACTCATTATTCATTTTGTCAACAGAGTCAGCAAATATAGAGTTATTAGAATTAGATCTCCAGTCAGGTATTGTTACAGACTCATCACCCCAGTTCTTTGCACGCAAGAAATGCGTATCATCAGGATCACCAATAGCGATCTGAGCCGAACGGCGAGCCGAACCTGCTACAACAATCTTGCCAATAATATTCGCAATATCCAAAGCATCAATAGGTCTCATTTCACTACCGACTCTATTGTTAAGAATATTACAAATTTCGGCTATGCCATCAATAAGCACTTCAGGGCCAGAAGCAGTACCACCGAATGTTTTTAATGGCGCACCATAGCCTCTAATCAACAACGTGCTATATGTAAAAGACTCTCCAGTCTCAAAGTAACTACGTAAAACTTTACCAAGCAACTGGGACCAGCCTAGCCGAGAATCAGGAACAATAAAATCTGCATCACTTGTTCTTTCATGTCGAATAAAATCAACACTTCTAACTTCTGGCATTTTATAAATAAAATGTCTTTCAAGAGAAAAACCGACACCACCGCCAACCATCAAGTGGTCCATCAAGAACTGGAAATCTTCAACAGAAGAAATTTTTGTCATCCAGCAGTTAACAAGAGATACACCACTCATCTTCTCAACAAGAGGTGTCCCAAGCTGCCATAAGGATCTACCAGCGAATATTCCTTTAAGATTAAATATGTAATCAAAAAGTCTTTCAGCTTCTTCCTGTGTGTATCCGGCACCAATAGCCTGAGCACCATTAATACACCTGCCAATTGTTTCATGCCATTCTTCTTTTCTATTCAGCTCTTCAATATTACGAGCATATGTTCTTTTATAGGTGATTTCACCCATACCATTAAAACCCCAAGGGGCTTTCTTGTTTGCATATGAGTTAATAAACTCATCAGAAATAATATTCATCTGTCCTCCTAAATGTGTAAATTCAATAGTATCAATCAAGCCTGCATAAACAAAGCAACAATGCTTAGGCTAATTAAAATTTTTTTCAAAATCCGCGAGGCGGGCGATCATCTTATCAGCAATTGAAGCCCAGGACATCTCAGCGTGAATTATTTTTGCAGATTTCAAAGTATATTTTTTGAAATCATCGTATTCGTTAACAACATGCTCCATTAAATCAAGTAAGTTATCATAATTAGGAACAGCCCAGTCGCCAACATTACAAGAGTACAGATGCTCATGAAAATCTGACTTACCCCATGTTGCTGGAAGAGGTATAGACATCTCAGCAAAGTCGGCACAGCCGGTTAAATTAGTGCAGATTGTTGGCAAACCTGTTGCAATTGCTTCAAATGGGATCATGCCAAAGCCTTCACCGCTTGTTGGATAAACAAGACAATGTGCTTTGTGATAAAGTCTAACAAGTTGATCAACACTAAAATTGTCTGGTATGCCAATAATTTGTGGATGGTTGTATGCGGGAACAATATGGCCATCAATATAAACATCCGCAAAACAAAACTTGTTATATTTTAGTATAAGTTGATAATCGTCTTGACCTTCATAAAGTTCAAGAAAAGCATCAACAACAAGTTGAGCATTTTTTCTTTTAGAATCTCCACCTATATGAAGAAAATTAAACTTACCAGTAAGTTCTCTTTCATAAATTTGAAAATCATCTGATATCCCATGAGGTATAACATGAACATTCGGGTGTATGTTATTCTTAATGTAAATATCTTTTACAAAATTTGATGTAGCCCATATCTCAGAACATCTAGACATATTGTACTTCCAGCTATCTGGAACAATAGTAGATTCCCAAGGTGTATAACCTATATTGTAATCATTATTAAATTGATAATAATGCGGTGGACAAAAATTGATATGGAAAGGTATTTCTTCTCTGTTATAAAATACAGCTATGCCTTTATCTTGTAGAGCGAGAATAGAACTAACAGCAGCATTATGGTATCCTTGGCTAAACCAATGCTCTCCGCTTAAGTCTGTATTGTTGAGACTAAACCAACTAACTTTCTTCATAGAAACTACTTATATTCTGCTTTTCGATATCTAGACATTGTACACCTTTTTGGATAAGAACTAGAGCATCTTCTTTAGAAATTTCAGAAGTAATAGGCGTATTACGATAAGCACAACGAGTAGCTGCTATATAAACATCTCCAACCTTCATAATAGAGATAAGTTCAGCATCTGTAATAACGAACGGGCCGCAATCATCAGATTCGGCAACGGCAATAATTTCCATAATCAAAGTATATATCTCTTTCTATAAAAAACATAGTCAACGCTTAGCATGCTTAGCACGCTAAGCGTGCCTAGATTACTTAGCGTACTATTACTATATATACGCTTTGCTGAGTATAAAGAACTTTATCACAAAAATTCGATGCGCGTGCCTTTTTTGATATTTTTTGCACATTCACCATTTATTTGTGATAAAGTGCTCATCATGAATGACATTCAATTTAAAATTTTAAACGCTGGAGAAGTTAAGTTACTGGAGTACATTGGAGATGATCTAAGCATTGTTAACGCAGCAAAAGTCTCATTTTCGTCTTATGAACATAGCATGTCTGATAAAGCTTCTGGATTAATTAACTACTTAAT